CGGCGGCGGCCCAGGCGGCGGCCCAGGCGGGAACGTCATCCTCATATAGCCGAGCGACGGTTTCAACCGCCTCGCGACACTTCCAGCAATCCACCGTGATCGCCGGCAGACACACATCGCGCAGCAGCCACACGGCGAAGCGCGGCCATGCGGTCGTCAGGTCGGCACTCGGATCAACGGCAACGAGAAAACGCGGCAAGAACGCCGGAACGTGCTCTCCGATTTCGCGTGCGAGCGCGGTCAACTGCGGCGGCAACCGCATGTCGTCGAGGATCGTCCCATATGCTTGCTGGTCATCGTGCAGGCGCGCGGCGACGACGGCACCGATGAACCGCTGCCGATCGGTCAATTCGGGTTGGATCAAAACGGTATCTTCCCGTAGGAGATTTCGCCGACGTTGAACCCACCGCGCGGCGTCCACGCCATTTCCCGGTCGCCCGGCAGGATGATGTAGAGCCCTTGCCGCCGCCCGTAGGCGTCATGCCACGCCTGCACCGCGATCAGCGGCGCTTTGCTGCCGGCCATCGCCGCTGCGGTCGCCAACACCCTTTCGGCTTTGGTGAACAGGGCGCGGCGGCGGGCGCTCTCGCGGCGCGCGTAGCGTACCCGCCGCTCCCATCGCTCGGCCTCGGCCTGGACCGTCGCCAAGTCTGCCCAGATGAGGCGAGTCACGGCGACAACTCGACCTTGATGACTTGACCAAAGGCAACCGGCCCGTCCATCGGCTCCATGCGTCCGGTGGTGCAGATCAGGACGGGATAGGGCGGTTCTTCGCCGAGGTCAGCGACACGCAGTTCCATGTCGGTACAAACGATCGCGCAGCATGGCGTTATGTCGTGTTTATCGAAATACGGCCACAGACCCCGCAAATCTGTCCCGCCGCGGCCTTGCACCGCCATCTTAACCGGCCAATCGTCGGGCTTAAAAACCTCGTGCGAATGCACGCGAGCGTCGGCATAGGCAACAGCGACAAACTCGGGCTTGACGGTATCGAGGATGCCGTTCAACTCCGAGCACACCGCCTCCAATTCGGCTTGGCTCACCGAGCCGCTGGTGTCCACCCCGATCGCCAGCGGGCCGATTTCCTCGCTCCACAGGCTCGGCAGGTAATCGCCGGTGGCGAGGAAGCGCGGATTAGCCCGACGCCACGAATAGTCGTTGGCGGCGACCGAGCGCACGAACTCCCGCAGAACGGCGCGCCAGTCCACCGCAGGCGCGCGAACCGACTCGATCAGCCCTTCCAGGCACCCCGGCAACTTCCCCTGCGCCTTGGCCGCCTGTGCGGCCTGTATGAGCGCGATCTTCCATTCCCGCTCCATCGCCTCGCGGTCGGCCTGCGAGAGCGCTTGGCCGCCGTCGCCCGAGGCGTCCACCACGCACCCCATGCCACCGTAGTTGCCGCCACGCGCCGGCGGTTGCTCGGGGATCAGCGGGTAAATCCGCTCGAACGCCCAATCGGTGTACTGCGGGTCGCAGTAGGCACCTTTCGGCATTGGGAATCCCGAGCCCTTGAGCAGCAGATTTACCGCGTGATCTTCGGCAATATTACTGCGCGCCGGGTCGCGCCCCTGCCGGCGCATCGGGTGTTGCAGGGCACAATGCCCGGCCTCGTGCGCAACGATGGTGACAAGATGCTCGGGTTTTTGGTCGAGCACAAAGTCAGCGTTGAACCAAAGGTATTTTCCATCGGTTGCCATCGTGGAGCACGCGACGTTCGCCGGCATCGGCTGCACGTCGAGGCGCAGCGCGAGCGCGGCCCAGAAGGGCTGGGACAAAATTAAAGCAGCGCGGGCCTTCGATATCCGCGCGCGAGCGGTTTCGGTCGGGGTCATGGCGTCACCTTGGCTAAAGCAGCGCGGGCCGCACGCATCAGAGGTCGATCATCGCCGTCACCGCCGTAATCGGTGCTTCTCTCAATCGCTGCCAGCGCATCAACCACCGGCTCCACCGCCGCCGCCTGCGCGAGCGCAATGTCCACGAACGCGATCGGGTTGTGCGGGTAGGCCGGGGTCCACTCGGGCCACGCCTGCCCGCCGAGCGCCGTGGGGGCGATCTGCTGCCGCGCCTCGTGCAGCAACTTCGCGATGGGCCACAGCTTGCGCATTTGGTCTAGGGTCATTCCGCTGCCTCCAAGAACTCGACGGGTTGCGACGGCGTGTGCAGCGCCCTGCGGTTCTCGAGGTCGGCCCACGCGCCGGTTTTGAAGCCGTCCCGAAAGTCCCACACGAGACACCGGCCCTCGGGCATCATCACCGCCAGCGCGTAGCGGCGCTTCACCTTGCCCTTGGTGCTTGGTCAACTCGGCGACGGCCTTTTCAGCCACCGCCTTCCGCCGCTCGGCCTTGGCCTGCGGGTCGCTCCGCTTGCGCCGGATCATGGATTCGCTCTCCACTTATCCATCGGCACGGTGCCACCGAGCGCGATAACCTCTCGCTCAAGCCGAGCGCACTTATAGATTTGCTGCTGGATGATGACAGCAGCCGGAAACTCGCCGCGCTCGGTAAAATAGGATTCGTTGCGATTTTCCGATCCGTGCGTGTAAATGACAGTGACGATCGGGGCTACTTTCGCTGACTTGACCATCAACGCGAGCCGCCGCCGGGCGTCATCGAGTTGGGTCAATCTGATAGTCAGCCTGCCATGCAGTTCGGCGATCTTCGCCATTTCGGCGATGGATAGGGTCATCGCCGTCACTCCGCAGCGAGCGCGGGAGCCGCGCCGGTATACGCGGCCATCAAATCGAGCACGGCAGCGCACTCGGCTGCTTGGATCGCCCGAAGTTCGTCATTCGCGCGCAGGTCGTCGGGATCAATGGGGCACAACTTTTCGGCCAGCCGCCGCCGCATCGATTCGAGCGCAGCGTCGTCGGTGACGTTCAAGCGTGCCATCAGGTCCACCAACTCGCGCATGTTCGTAACAAGGCTGTCCCGAAAGGGGTTCTTGACCTTGCCGTCGTCGTCCCGGTGGAATTTGGTCAACCGCTCGTGCATCGCGGACACCGTGTCGTGCACCCGCTGCCACAGCGAGCGCACCGCCGCCCCCACGGCATCGTTGACCGACGCCTCGATGTCGGCGCGGATGCGGGCTTCCTCGGCGTTCCCGAGGTCCACCCGGAAGTCGCCGGCGTCGGGCAGCGGCCACACATTGACCGCGCACCCGATGCGCCCGGCGAGGTCGTCGGCGGTCGGGTACTCATCCTCGCGGTAGAGGTCGCCCAGGCTCACCTTGGCCGAGCCCTTTGCCGCGGCGAAGCCCTCAAGGAACGCCTCTTTAGCGAGGTCGAACATGATCGCGAGCCGCTTGTGCTCGGCCATGTACGGGAAGTAGTTGGTGGCAGGCAGCAGCCCCACGCCGTCAAGCGTCCACGGCAGCGTGTTGGCCGCGTGGTGGGTACGCAGCGCGGTTGCAGCCGACTGCATGCCGGCGAGCGCCGTCTTGGGCAGGAGCAGCTTATTGAAGCGGCCCGCGTCGGTCGCCCCGTGCAGGTCGGCGATTTCCTCCGACGTGTCCCGATCAAATCGGCGAGCGGTCCACATGCGGATTTGCATGCGGCAGAGCATGGCTTTCGTGGTGAGGGTCATTGTGATTTCTCCTGTCGGTAGGTGGATTATGCCAAATCTGAATCGTCGCCGGGGTCGTACCCGTTAGCGACCGCCATCGCCCGAAATCCGTCATAGAGCGGGCCACGAACCTGTAGGGCGCGCAACTTGACGCGGCCCTCTGCTGCGGCAATCCGCACGGCAATGTTGTTGGTGCCGTTGCGAAGCAGATAGCCAACACACGCTTGCTCTTTGCCCTCCGGGGTCTTGTGGCAAGCGAACATCGGCGCTGGCGGATAGCCTTGCCGGCAACTGTTGGCGAGGGCCGCATACCGCTCCGGCGGGAAATTCCCGGTCGGGACATCACGGCGCCAAGGGCATTCGTCGCATTGGATCACCAACGCGAAGCCAGGTTTCACGGCGCTCACAGCACAACATCCGTATTCGCCGCCGCCCACTCGATAAACGCGCGGGTCGCGTTCAACCGGATATCGCGGTGCGTCGCCAACTTGACGATCAACACGCCGTATTCGGCCGGCATCCGGTTCGCGTAGGTCAGCACCCGCCCGAAGTTCGACTCCGTTGCCTTGTGCGCAAGCGCCGCAGCGATGGCGCAGGCGGCAGCCGGTTCGGTCGGGACAGGTGCAGTGGCCGGATTGAGTAGGATCGCGTCGGGCGAAATCATCTCCCGAAACACCCGCATGAACGCGACCAGTTCGGTTGCCACGCCCTCGCCGATCGTCCCGCAGAGCAGTTCGTGCTCAAGTCCCGGCGGGGCAGAATCGATGATGTGCGAGGCGAAAACCGCCGTGCGCGGGCAACAATAGGGCTCGGCCTTCTTGGGGTCGAACGTGTGGAAAAGCTCGGGGCGGAACTGGAAAAACGCGATCATCTCGGTTCGGATCGCATTGACCAGCGCCCATTTCGTCCAGTCGGCGAGGTCCACTTCGACGACAACCCGCGTCCAGCGGCCGATGAGCGGCATCGGAATACGCTGCGTCGCGGCGCGATCCTCGTCCCGATTGCCGGTCGCCATCACGTACCAGCCGGTCGGAAGGCGGTACGAGCCGAGCTTGCCGTGCAGAAACAGGTCATAAAGCCCGGCCTGTACCATCGGGGCGGCGGTGTTGATTTCGTCGATGCACAGCACACCCTCACCGCGCGAGGGGAGCTTGTCGCGAAAAGGCAGGAACACCGCCTCGTTGGTCGGCACCGATTGCATGCCGTCAACGTACACGTCGCGCGCCGGCAGCCCCGAGAGCGTAATCGGGTCTTCAATCGTGGCTTGCAGCGACATGAACCCTATGCCGAGGTCGGCGGCGGCGGTCTCGGCGGCCTGGCTCTTGCCGACGCCTGGCACGCCTTGCGCGAAGATCGGGCGCCGCCGCTCGGGCGGTTGCCGGTACTGCGATTTGATCGTCTCGATCAGGGCGCTGATTTTCATGGGATGGTCCTCCCATCGCGCCCGAGGTCGGGGCCGTCGATGGTGGCATGCCTTGGGTGAAATATCGCCGCTGGCATCCGACTTTCGAGGCTGCGAGCGATCGCGTCGATGTGGTCGTGAGAGACGATAAAGGCTGACATGGTGTGCTCCTGTCGGTGTCGGTAGGTAACGAAAACAATCGTAATCCCTGCGTTTCGTGCTGTCAACGGCACGCTTGCATTTATTTTCGTCGTGCCCTATGTGTGCGGGGTTCCTAGTCGGTAGGACATTCCGCCCCGGTTTCGCCGCGTTCACGCGCTGGCGTCCGGGGCGGTCTTATGTGGGGTGATCGCCCCGAGGCCGCGGTCAACGCGCCCGGTGGCGACGACGTGGATCGCCATATCGTCCGGCAACATCAGCCCATACGCCCCATCGCCTGCGCGCCACGCCCAAAGCGGGGCGACAGGTCTCGTCAAGCCATCAAAAGCCGCATATCCGACAAAGGGCAGCGGGTCAGACGTGCGCGGGTAAAATTCGTTCATCCTGTACACGTACCAGCCTTGGTGCATCGCCGCGACGGTGAACAGCGCCGCCAGCGCCTCGCGCTCGGTCAGGACGATCAGCGGCGGCGCGGGCTCGGTCATTGCCGCGCCAGCCACGCCACGGCCGCTGCGCACTCGTCCGGGAACAGGTCGCCGAACTCGTCCACCAGGCCCTTGATGATCGCCGCAGCGTCGTCCAGCGGCGTGCGCGTGCGCTGGCGCGAGGGCAGGGTAAGCCGGGTCTGAACCGCAGGCACGTCATCCGGCGTCAACGCCAGCGGCGGCGGCGACGTGTAGGCGCCCGCTGTCCCGAATGCGCTGGTGTCGGCCGCGCCGGTCATGCGCGCGTGCTGCCAGTCCCGATAGCGCGCCTCGGCCAGCGCCGCGCCGGCAACGTCGGGGTCGCGCTCGACCTGTCCCGTCAGGATGCCGGCGACGTGATCGCCATCGCCGAACAGCGGGAAGGCTTGCGTGCTCCCGAGCGCGCGCGTGTGCGCCGCTCGGGCATTGGCGAGCCAGCGTGCGGCGCTCATGCTGCGACTCCCATCTCGGCACCGTCCCGAAAGCGGGCGATCTGTCCGTTTACCCATGCCACCGGATCGGCCAACAATTCGTCGCCATGATCGGCCGAGCCGATGATGATGTCGCGCGCCGGATCGCCGCCGAGCCGCCGCAACAGCCCTGCGAAGTAAGCTGGCTTGTTGACGCGCCAATCGGCGGGCCAGCCGCCGGTGAACCCGCGATCGGCCATTTGCAGCCCGAAACAGACATGGCGCACGAAACCGGCCGATGTCAGCACGTAGGCCGCGCTCGCCAAATCGAGCGGCCGGGTATTGATCGGCGCCACCATGACGCTTTCGGTTTCGCCGGCCGTGTTGCTGTCGCCGATATGAACGATGTTCAATTCGATCGGCCGATGCCGCGCCAGCGCCATTGCCAGCGCCAGTATCGCGACACCGCGCCGCAACAGCGTTGCCGCATCAATGCTCGCCGAGCATGCCAGCACGACATAGATCGCCACCGGCGCCGCTTCATTCTCCACGGGCGCCCGGCGCCGCATGCAGTCAGGGACGCCTTGCAGGTATTCCGGGACGCAAGGGTAGGCGCCGACGCGATCGGCGATCAATTCCCGGTGCTGCACGTCAATTGCAGCGTCAATCTGCGACAGCAGCCGCTCGGCGTCGGGGACCAATCGCGTATCGCCACGCAGCGCCAGCGATACGCTTTCCAAGCCAGTTTCGCCGCTGAACCAATCGCTGCGGCCGCTCGGCGAGCGCAGCACTGCCCGAGATTTTGCATCGCGCGCCACGGCCGCGATGCAGTCATAGCGCCGGATCATGCTACCGCTCCCCATTGCTCGGCGCTCATACCTTTGCGGATCGTCATCGCGATAACCGTGTCGCGGTCGAGCCCTGCCGCCAACAGCGAGGCGCCGATAAACGACGCGCGGGGCGACACCATGACGCCTTGCACGCCATTGGCGACGACGCGCTCCCGGACCCGCTGCACGTAGCTGCACCATTCCGCATTCGGGCAGGCAGCGGTTTCTAGCGCTTCGTCGATTTCCCATAGCAGGAACGCGAAGCGATCAACGAATGCCGCATCCTGCTTCATGGCGCCGACATACTGCGTCGTGCCGCCCAAGCCCCAAGTGTTGCCGGCCGCGATGATGACGCAATCGGGATGCCGCGCGATCGTCCCGTCCGGGAAGTCGCAAACACCATTCGCGAGCGCCGCATTGAACGCCAACAGGGCGCCCGGCAACGAGCGATCCACCTCGTCAAACAGGTACACGCCACCATTCTGATAGGCTTCCCGGAACGGCCGCGACACGATGCGGCCGTTGGCGTCCGTGAAGCCGAGCAGCTTGTACTCGTTGTCGATGGCGCCGTTGAAGTGAAACGCGAGGCCGAGCGCTTTCGCGACATTCTCGGCCGCTGTCGTCTTCCCACTCCCGGCCGGACCCGCAAGCCAGATATTGAGCCGATTGCCGCTATGATCGCGCGCCGCGCATGCCCGCAACAGTTGTTCGAACTGCCGATGCTGCGTCCCGATCGCGCGGCGCTCGCCAACAGTATCGACGACGACGATTTCATGTTGCCGCGGCCGTGGCGCATGCTCGGCGATCAATTCGATCACACGAGCCTCGTTGATCGCCCCAGCGGCCAGCGAGGTTATCAGCGCGGCAAGCTGGGCGCCTGCGTCGTTGGGCGCGACTGCCGGCAACGCTGTTGCGTAGGCTGGTGTGGTGATCGCGGGCGCCGGATCGTCGAGCAGCGGCGCATCAACTGGCGCCGGCATGTCGTCAATCCGCGTGTCGATATCCGGCGCCGCGCCATGCGATTCGACATAGGCCAGCACTGCCGAGAGATACCGCGGCTTGTTGTAGCATTTCCAAAGCGTCGTGACCTTCATGGCCTTCGCGCGCACGCTCGGGACGCCATTGGCAACGAGCCAGTTTTGCACCAGCGCGCGATTGCCGCTGTTCACCGCAGCGGCGCCGCGCGCGCCAATCTGCGCCTCAAGCGCAGCCGCATCGTAGGAGGAAACTCGCATGGTTTAGCCCTCCCGCTTCGGGATGCTACCGCCAAGTGCGTCATGCTCGGAGATAAGCTCAAATCGTTTACCGTAGCGGACAACGCGGGTTGTCCGATCAAGCTCGCGGGAAATGTCGATTGCCAGCCATTGCGCATCCTCGCGCGATCTCCGCTGACCAAGTTGTAGCCAGCCCGAGCCGTAAGTCCGCCGTGTCTCGATTGTGTACATCGCTCGCTCCGTGTCGGTAGGTTGCGTATCGGTAGGAACGCTAATCTCGTTGATATGCGCGTGCCGTCAAGCGTACGTTTACCGCCGCTCGCATTTTGTCCCGTTATCCGCTAAAACCGTGTCCCTATGGCAACAGACCTCGACGCGCTCGCCGCAAAGGTAGCGGAATTGCTGGCGTCAAAGCCAAAAAAACACGATCCCCGTCCTATCCTCAATTGCCGCGTCAACGCCGACGAGATGGCGATGATCGACGCTGCGGCCGCCGCAAAAGGCTACTGCCGCTCCGATTTTGTCCGCTGGGCACTCAATCAGGTCTTACCAACGGTAATCCCGATCGAGCGGCAAATTCCCGAGCAACTGCGCCGGTTCATGGTCCGGCGAAAGCCCGACCATTTCGACGACGGGAAAACCGACGTTCGCGCTCGCACCGCGTCGGAGATGCGAGACCTGGCCGCGAGAGCCCATGCCGCCCAACTCGATTACCGGACAGCGCTCATTGCTCAGGATTACGCCACGGCTGGCGTCGTGCGCCCGGCTGCGCAGTCTGTACCAGGGATGATCGGCGAAACGCCCTCGCGCTCGTTGTTGGACAAGCGGTCCCGATAGCGTCCCGAAACTGTCCCGAAAGCCTCGCGCGCGGCATCCATCGAAGCGCATGGAAGCGCGTGCTTCCCGGCGTTGCAGCGCAGCATGCTTCGACAGGCTCGACACAAGATATTGATGCTGCGTCGCGGTATGAGCTTGCGATGTCGTCCCGATAGGACATAACCATCTGATATTGCGTGCTTTGGGAAGAAGCGTGAACGTCGCGCAACGTGTATTATGGAAAATAGAACAGCGGAACAGGCTGTTGCAGCGCACCATACGGGACGGTGTCCCCTGGTGGGACGGAGCGCCCCAGGCGGTCCCGCTGCGGGATCGAAGGTTTTGATTCGGCATCGGGACGGTGGATCGGGGGCGTTGGAGCGCCCCGCTTCGAAACTTTTTTTTAGTTTCTGGCGTTTTTCCGGTCTACCCCCGCTCTTTTTTTCGCGTCTGGTGATGGTGAAGGTTTTGCTGCGGCGGCTCAGCGCGCGCTTGTCGATGACCGATTGCGTTGCTGGCTGATTGAGAGCCTGTCGTTGATGTCATCGTCTCTCGGATGCGGCGCCGCGTGAGCGGCGACGGAAGCGGTAGGGCGTTCATCCGTCCTTGCCTTCGGAAGCATGCCCTTCGGGCACACCATCGCCCCCTGCATCCCATCGCCCATCCACCGGCCGCAGGTGGTGAGGCTGCGGCGCACCCTCCCGTATCGTGGGAAGACGTGTCCAGATTGCGGACATAATTCGGACTATGAGGGGGACTTACATCGTCGCGATCAAGCCTGGCGTGCGGCCCCGCGTCTCACGACGGGGAGCCTTCTCGGGGCCCTATCGCTGGCGGTTGTTTCTCTTGCCGGCCGCTTTGTGGCGGCGGCGCCGGTTCATGCCCTCATCGTGGACAATCTTTTCGGCGCCTACGGAGGCTGATTTGAAGATGACGGTGCGGCGTTTGCCGCGCTTGAACTCGATATCGCGCCCGCGACTGAGGGCGGCACGGATAGCGAGGATAGGGGGTGCGGAGGCGCTGCGCTTGGGTAAGCGCTTAGGCTTGTTGGCCGCAAGCCACTCGGCCATCGCGGCTTCCTCCTGCGCCCGGTCGCTCATTGCGGCGTCCACCATTTCGCGGTCAGCCCCACGCCCTTCAGTTCGTAAGCGAGGTCGCGGGCTTCGGTGCTGTCGGGGTCGATGCGGATATGCCATGCGCCGGCTTGCCGCCCGTGAGGCAGGAAGCCGTTTTCGAGGAAGGCGTGGTTCAGTTCGGGTGGTGCGTCGAAAACGACCATCATAGGCAGGTCGCTCATTCCTCGCCACCCTCGACCGTGATCCGCAGCCGCACGACCTCGGGCACCCGGATATCGGTGCGGCCGGCGTAATAGCGGTGGACGAACGAGCGCGCGGCCTCGCGGGTCTTGAACGCGAGAACCTGATACCCGCCGAGTTGGTCAGGGCCGGCGAAGGCGGTTTTGTGCAGGGTGCCGAGCACCGGGGGACGCTCGGTGCCATCGGCCGGGAAGACGAGGCCCCACGCATGGGTCACGATCGATGCGGGCCGCGTCATGCGGTAATTCCTCGGGCCAGGACGGTCAGCGCCCGCGCATCGGCGTTGGCGGCAACGAGCGTGGGGCGCGTCTTTGGCGAATCGACCGATACCTTGCGGCATGCGCAGGTCAGCACGGCACGATAGCGGCCGGTCGGTGCCTCGTAGACGACGTGCGCCTCGGGGATGTGCGAGCACGCGGCGCTGCCCTTGCCATCAACGCGGGGGCCGCTCATCGGACGGTTCCCTCGTGCGAGAGAACGATGTTGGCCGCGGCCTCGTAAGCGGGGATTGCGATGCGCGCCAGCCGCACATGGTACGTGCAAGGGGTGCGGTTGCCGCACATTGCGCGCGCCACCGCGAGGACGGTTGGATCGTCCGCTTGCAATTCCGTATTGGGTGACATAGTTTTCACGCAATGCCTCCATGTAAGGCAGGCTCCGGTGCTCGTCACACCGTCGAGAAGTGATCCTAGCGAATGCCGCGCCGGCGTCAACAAGGATTGCGCGATCACCCCCGTAGCCCCAAGCGCGGGGGTGTTTCGTTTCCGGCTTGCGGCAAGGCGGCTTCGTGCCATAGGATGCACGTCCTGCCGATGGAGGATGCCTGATGGCCGAGAACAATAACCAGCCCGCGCGCGGCTCTGCGCCGACGATCGACCCCGCCACCGTGGCGTTGGGCCTGTTGAACGCCGGCCTCACCGCGCACGTCGCGCTGATGCTGACGATCCCGGTGCCGGCGACCGACGTGATGAACGTGTTGTGCGAGCACATCGGGAAGCTGCTGGCGCTGGTCGAGCCCGAGCAGTTGCGCAACAGCATCCTTGGGGAGATTCGGCACAACCTGCCGGGCGTGCTGAACCGGCACGTCGAGGCGCGGATGCGGACGCCGGGCGGGGTGCTGATCCCCGAGGGTGTGGGGCGGGTGCAGTGATTACGATCCCTCTGCTCTACGAAGACGCCGAAATCCGAGTATTGCCTGGGGATGAGCACAATCCCCCGTTGCCGATTCAACTCAGCGAGAATTGTACGCTTGAGCGGATGGGGGATGGATCGCGGCTGGTGAAGGTCACGCTTCCGCCGGGCAGGTCGTGGGCGCTGCTGCCGGCTGACTTGTTTTCGGGGAAGGTGCAGTGATGGCGCGCGACGAAATGTCGCGGCTCCTTCAGCGTGCAACGCAGACTGCCGGCGGTGACCCGCCCGAAGCCGTGTGGTGGTTCTGCAAAGATGGCAGCGTGCGCCGGATGACGATGACCGAAGCCGATCCGCGCTGCGACGATTGCGACTGCGGATACGGCGACCTGATGGACGGCCCGATTGCCCCAACTTGACCCCTACGCCGAACTCGGGATTGCGCCCGGCGCCGACACCGCGGCCGTGCGCCGCGCGTACCGCGCCCGCGCCAAGGCGACGCACCCCGACCACGGTGGCGATCCGGTGGCGTTCCAGCGGACGAAGCGCGCGAGCATGGTGCTGCTCGACCCGGCGAGGCGCGCCCGGTTCGACCGCGACGGGGTGATCGACGATGAGGCCCCCGACAACGCGCTGGCCGATGCGCTGGTGGCGATCAGCCAGTTGCTCGACGCGGCGATGGTACAATGCGCGCAGAGCGGCCGCGACCCGACCAGCATGGACCTGCTCGGTATGATGACCCGCACCGCAGTCGAGGCGAAATCCGGCATGTCCCAGCGCAAGCACGAGGTCGCCGGCCACCTGGCGCAATCGGAAAAGCTGCGCGGGCGGTTCAAGGTCAAAAAGGGCAAGACCGGGGGCAACCGCATCGCGGCGCTGCTCGACCAGCGAATCGCCGCGCAACAGGCCAACATCGCCCTGATGGAGCGCGAGATCGCGAAACTCGATCGCGCCGTGGCGATGCTGGCGGATTATTCGTTTGACCGCGATCAGCCGCATCCGGCGCAGGGTGCGTTCGGGATGGTCAACATCTTCGCGGTATCGTGATGACGACCCCCTGCCTGCGGGGACACGACGCCGGCCGCGATGCGAGCGGCCATTGCAAGGTGTGCCGGAACGAGTACAAGAAGGCGTACTATAAGCGATGGAAGGGCACGCGAAACGCGCAGCGTCGGCGCAATCGAGCGAGGGCGCGGCGGCGGGCGGAAATCACGGCAGCAAAGGCGATCTTGATGTCGGCCCACCGGCTGCGCGTTATCGGGGTTCGCCCATAATGAACGAGTCCTATGCCGCCACCTGACCGCCTCTCGACCCTCGCGCGCCGGCAGCCGTGGCTGTCGCTGTTCATCAAGTTCATCGACAAGCTGCGCATCGACTCGAAGGAGGTCCAGGCCGAGGACGACCGCGGCAGCCCGCTCGATATGTGGCGCTCGCAGCGCATGTTTCTCGAACAGGTCGGCGACGGGTTCCTCAAGAACCAGCGCATGATTTACGTACTTAAGTCTCGCCAATTGGGCATTTCTACAATCACCACCGCGCTCTTGCTGTTCTGGGTCGCGGTGCATCCGCGCACGATCGCCGCGCTGGTGTGTAACGACGAGGAAGTCCGCAACGCCTTCCGGGACACGCTCGACCGCTACATGAAGTCGTTTCCGCCCAATTTCTTCGGATCGAGCTTCGTCAAGCAACGCCACAACGAGCGGCATTTCCTGTTCAGCAACGGCTCGCGCATCGACTACCTCGTCGCCGGGAAGCGCAAGGAGAATTGGGGTGAGTCGCGCGGCTATAGCGCGTGCCTGTGCACGGAGGTCGCCAGCTACGGCAGCGACAAGGGCATCAAGAGCTTCATGGAGGCTCTGGCGCAATCCAACGAAGATCGCTTGTTCTTGTTTGAAAGTACGGCAAAAGGTGTCGCGAACGCCTGGCACGACATGTGGGAATCGGCCGAGGACGAGTTGTCGATCAACCGCATCTTCCTCGGATGGTGGGCGTCGGAGATGAACTACCTCCCGCGCAATTCCCCGAACTATCGCCGGTTTGGGCTGACCCCGCCCAACGGCGAGGAACACCAGCTTTGCAACGAGGTCTTGGAGGAATACGGCCACGTCGTCACGATGGAGCAACTGGCGTGGTGGCGCTGGCGGCTGTCGCTGAGCGACCAGCAATCGCAGGAACAGAATCAGCCGTGGACCGCACGGCAGGCGTTCGTACTGTCGGGCTATTCGTTCTTTCAGACCCGCCTCTTGCAGAACCGCTACCGCGAGATCGTCGAGCAGGACATCAAGTTCAAAGCGTATCGCTTCGAGATGGGAAACAGCTTTTGGGCGATGCGGCTTGAGCGAATCACCGACCCGGCCTACCGCGACCAGATCGAGTTGAAGATTTGGGAAGACCCGATCATCGAGGCGCAGTACGTGATCGGTGCCGACCCGGCCGGCGGGCAGGGCGAGAAAACCAACAATTTTTGCATCAGCGTGTGGCGTTGTTTTGCCGACAAGATGGTTCAGGTTGCCGAGTACGCCGGCAACCGCTTCCAGTCCAACCAGTGCGCGTGGGTGCTGGCCGGGCTTGCCGGTGCCTACCGGAATTGCATGGTGAACTTGGAGTTGTGGGGCGGCGGCGCCGTAGTGATGAACGAATTTGACGCGATCCGCGCGCAACTTCGCCAGGAGATGTACGCGACGCAGAACCGCGACAACGCCTGGGACGACGACTTTATGTCCACGGCGCGGTGGTTCCTCTATCGGCGCGTTGACAGCCTGGGCGCGGGATTCGTGTACAACTTCAAAACGTCAGCTTCCAACAAGGTTGCCTTGTTCGAGGGGTTCCGCAACGCCTATCAGACCGACACGCTGATTGTGAACAGCATGCCCATGCTGGAAGAAATGAACGACATGGTTCAGGAAAAGCCCGACCTTGCTCCAGCCGCGCCGGGCAGCCTCAAGGATGATCGCCCGTTCGCCGCGGCGCTCGCGGTGTGGGCGTGGAACGAGTGGCTGCGGATGCCGCTGATCGCCGCTGGGGCGACCTACGACCGGGTGATGAACGAAGCGGCTGGCCGCAACACGGTCGCGGAGCGCATGATGGACCGGCTCGTTTACTCGTACTTTTCGCGTCGTGAGGCCGAGGATGACGACGACGAGCCGCCGGCGTGGGCCGGCGATCCGTGGCGGCAGGAACGGGGGTTGATGTAAATGGCCGAACCGGGCGCGCCGATCACCGTTGACGGCAAAGTCTACAGCAGCCCGCGCGCATGGCGGCTTGCTGTTGACGCGCAGGAACAAGCGGACCCATCGGGCGCACGCTTCGCGTCGTCGTCCCCTCTTGCCAAGGCCGTTGCGACGGTCGCACCGGACCCGCGCGCCCAAACCGTCGCGTTCTGGACGAGCAAGGGTGCCCCGCCTCACGTCGCGGAGGGCATTGCCGACCGGGTGCAAGCGGAGAGCGGGTTCAATCCGACCGTGCCCGGCGACAAGGGCACCAGCATCGGCCTCTACCAGCACCACGCCGATCGCAAGGCCGCGCTCATGCAGCGCCCGAACTGGCAGAACCCGCTTGTTCAGCACCAGCACGCTTACAGCGAGGTCACGGGCGGCGATCCAATCGCGACGAAGCATTGGGCAGAAATCCTCGCGGCCCCCGACCGCGCGACGGCGGCGAAGCTGTGGGACAAGTATTTCGAGCGCTCGGCTGGCGGGGTGCAGGCGGGCCAGCAAAGTGCGGGCGGTGCAGGTCAAGCAGCAGGACGCAGGATGCCCGGCCGATTCGGCGGGATGGGACCGCTGGTGCCGGGTGGTGATGACGCACCCGCACCGGCGGTCGCCGCACCGAGCGGGTTGCGGCGCGCGCTGACGGCGGCCGAGGCCCCCGGTGTCCCGATACAGGTGGCACCGGCCGCCGCCGCGCCCGCGGTCGCCGCGCCGTCGCCGCCGCTGCAACTCGCCCCGATCGCGCCGATCCAGGCCCCCAACTTGCGACAGGGCTATGCTGACGCGCTGTCGGCGATCCTCGCCGGCCGTCGCCGACCGTTCGGGAGCATGTTCGGGTGAAGCGCAAACACGATCATGAGTCTTGGGCTGACCGGCAGCGTCGCCGGCCGTCTGCGGCTGAGCGTGCTCGGTATCAGCAATGGCTAGATGAGCGCGCCGCCAGTTTCGATGCCGCTGCCAAGGTGCTCAAAATTCAGCACATGATGGCGATGAACGTCGGCAAGGATAAGGTGCCCGCGCCGTCGCCACTCTGGAACGGCAAGCAGATTTGCGTGCTGATCGCCATTCCCATGCAGGAAGGCGTGGCCGCGGTATGGTCGCCGGAGCGGGGTTATGAGAGCGTCAAGATCAGCGAGCGGCCCGATGTTGCGCGCGCGTTCCCCGAGCCAGCGCCAATTTGGGACGAGCTTGTCAATATCACGCGCCGCGCATTCTTACCGTCAGCGATGGTCCAAATCTACCGCACGCATCCGGTGTTGCAGGCGATTTTCAACGCCGCGCACCCTCCGGCATGATCCGCCGCCTGATCCTCTACCGACCGATCACGCCTGACGAGGCGCGCGCCGCCGCGGCATGGTCCGAAAAACTCGGCGATGAGCGGCTGACCCTCGACTACCGTGTGTCGCCTGTCCCAATGCGAATACTGATGTTCGATGCGGTGCGGATACAAGGCAAGAAGCGCCGCGCATCGAGGCGCATTCTCGACGACCCCGCCGCACCGGCCGAAGCCGCGCTGCGCGACGCGATGGCGTCCGGCGATGTCGTGTTCAATGTCTACACCGGCCGCGAGGATGACCGCTCGTCGGCGTGGAGTGGAACCGACGCGGTGTTCACTGTGGCGCTGCCCGAGGGGGAGGCGGTTGCTTATTTTTTGAGGTCTTCTCGTGGGATCGCGCCGGGAATTGCACGCTCATGTATGTGGCGCGCACATGCCGGCACCCTTGCTGTAAAAAGCGGGGTGCTGCCGGCTGTTTGCCAATCCGCGCGGTTTCTGTTCTTCAAGCGCCGCCCGGCGAACATTCGCTACCACGAGGAACGGGTGATTGCCTTCGCAATGGACCGTCTCGCCGAGGTTGCGGTAGGCCGTGTCTGAAACAGCCAAGTGCGTCCGGTGTGGGGAGGATAAAGTTCTCTTCCAGTTCAGCGTCGATGGCAGGGGTCATCGGGACAGAACCTGCCGGGCGTGCCGAAATTATCTGTGGAAAATCCGTTGGGCGACCCGCGACGCTTATTTCAAGCTGATCGACAGAGCACGGGGCCGAGTGCGGCCCTAGTGGTGGCTGCGCGAACGCCCACCGCCGGCACCCATCGCCTTCGCCCGCAGTTCGGGCGGTAGCGAGGCGATCGCGGCGGCCTTCGCCGCCTCGCGGGTTTGCAGATCGGCGATCAGTTCTTCCTCGTTCGCCGGCGAAGTCTGCCGGATCAGTTCCTCCGGCCCGAGCGCGCCAGCCTTCAAGAGCAGGATTGCCAGTTCGCGGGCGTCGTGGCTGAACGCCGGCGATGCCGAGTGGCTGTCTACCGCGACGCGGAAACGGTCGCTGACCTGGTGCATGAGGAACGGCAGCGGGACCATGCCCGGCGCCGGGGCCTCGTAGATCAGCGCGTCCAGTTCCTTGCCCTTGAACGGGCCAACGTCCTTTTCCTTGACCCAATAGGGAAGCATGTCGGCGCAGTGGGCGCGCAGCATGTCGAGCGCGAGCCCGCCGACTTCCTCGACTTGGCGCTCGATCCCCAGCGCCCGATCTTTGAACCGGGGGCTCGCCATTCGCACCAGCGTCTCGGCGTGGCCTTGCGCCCGCACCCCGGAATCTCCCTGGCCCTGCATGACCGGCGGGAACCCGGCCATCGTGTCGAACATCGCCTCGTGTTCGTGGAGGCTTTGCCACGCGCCCTCGGGCAGTTTGGGGGCGACTTCCTCATGCTTGAACTGCGGGCTCGAATCGACGAGGTATCCGCCCGGTCGCCGCAGGGCCGACCGCACCTTTGCCGCGGTCTGGCTGGTGCCGGTGAAGATGTGGCTCGGGTCGAGTTGGCGGCGCAGCAGAAAGTTGATGTCGTCCACCAGCTTGTTGATTTGCATCTGGATCGCGCCGACGTTCAGCATCTCCGACCAGCCCCAGAAATAGTCGGGAAGCGGGTTGGCGCAGATTTCGATGAACGGGTGGTGTCCCGAAAGCGGGTTGCGATCGTCGCCGGGTTCGCCGCGAGCGATGCGCTTGCCGCTCTTGTCGTAGTGTGCGCCGGCCGCGAAGGCGTTGCGGAACTGCCCGGTCGGCTCGATGAGGACGTTGCCGACAAGCTGGATTGTCGTCCAATCGTCGCGGGTGCGATCCCACACCCAAAGCTCGTCGAGGCGCACGAGGCTCGCCATCGTCTTCGAGTCGAGTTCGGGGATCGGGGCTTGCAGCCAGTTGACGATGCCGCGGCCCTGGCCGGAGCCGGGGGTGTTCTGCGCGCGGAACGGATAAAGCTGCCCGCCGATCATTACCTGCCGAGCGTTGTCGGCGGTGTCCGGCCGGTCGTCGTCGGTGCCGGCAAGGTTCTCGATGTCGTGCATGATCTTGGCGCGGTTCGGATGGTCCGCGACGTGATCGGCGAAGCGCGCCTCGGTCAACCACGTCGAATGCACGAACGCATCCTGCCGGTCGAGCCGGGTGATGTCGTCGCGCAGCACCCCCATCGTCTCGGGCTGAACCATGTGGGCCTCGATCCCGCGACGAGACCATTCAAGCTGAATGAACGTCTTGCCCTTGACGAGCGACCACTCGACGGCATCCTCGACGGTCGTATCGGCGTTGCCGCCGCGCATGTATTCGAGCAGCGTCGTCGCAGCGGCGTGTCCCATTGCCCGGTCGCGCGGCCCGGCGGGACCATGCGGCGCGACGGTGAACCGCAGTTCCACCGGCGAATAGAGCATCGAGGCGAGCGTTTGGACGTAGGTATAGGTCTTGCGGTATGTCTGCGGCTGGCCGTCCTCGCTGCCGGTCAGGTAGAGGTTGCGAAAGGACGCGCCACGCTGACGGCGCTTTTGCAGCGACGATTGGCAGGCCGTCACCAGTTCTGATGCCCAATTTGCCAATCGGTCCGTCGATGTCGGGATGTTTAAGGGCATCTATCCCTGCCGGTTGACGATGTGCACCGGCGGTCGCACGCGGTTCGCGTGGACAGCGCCGATCGAACGATTGGTCGAAGCCGGGTCGGACAGCCGCCCGCTCAGCGCTGCGGCGGCGTGGCCGGCAAGGTTGACGCCCATGCGCGGCCGGCGACCGCCTGCCCCGCCAAAATAATTGTCGGCCATCGCTTGCTGACGCGGCGGCAGCTTCGGCGCGGCGGTCTCGCCCTCGCGAACGTCGCTGCTCAGATCGGTCATCCCGTAATCGTGCATGACCATCGCGGCGGTCTCGTCGATCGCCTTGTTGTGGATATTCTCGCCGCCGATCCCCGGCGCGCGGTTCGAGGATAGGTCCATGCCGCGCACCCGGTTCTCGTGGCCGCACGTCTCGACCACCTTCCCGGCGGCGTCAAACCGGACGGGACGCGGACACGGCGGGTCGGGGGCCTCTGGGTCTTTGGTCGTGAATTTCCACACGTTTCCGCACGTCAAGCACCGACAGGTGATCTTGAAGCGCGCCATCAGGCGGCGGCCGACTCGTCTTCGGCCTCGGGAGCGCCCTCGGCGGCGGCATCCTCGCTGCCGGGCGGCTTCAGCCAATGCGTCGGCGCGTCGGCGACGAGCGGCGTGGTGCCATCGGACGGCGCCCAGCGCCCGCCCTGCATCCATCGGCGTCCGGTGAAATAGCGGCCCTGCTTCCAGCGCACGACGCGGCCCTCGGCGTCGTCGTCGCCCCAGAACACCAGCACGTCGCGGCCGTCCTGCGGCGCGGTGTCGATGGGCTCGCGGGTCGGAGCGGGGAAATTAGTGTCTGTTAGGCCCGAGGCTAACTTTAGCCCATCGCCTAAATCTTCGTGAGTGTCGTCGTCGTCCTGAACGGCCGCTTGGAACGGTGGCGGCGGTCGCTCGGCCTGTCCGCGCCCGCGCCGCGTCTCCGCATCCTCGAACGGCGGCTGTACGCCGGGCGGCAGGCGCGCGGGATGCTCGGAAACCTTCATGCTGCGTCTCCCGACATGGCGCGAACTACGCCCCGGAACAGAAAGTCCTTGGCGCGCTGGTCGATTGGCAGATCGGTGTACGGCATGAAGCATGGGTGCGTTTTTGCCGCCTCATCCTTCTCCGGCCCCCACTTCCATCCGGCGGCGGCCTTTTCCTGAAGCCAGCTTTCGTGTGAGGCTGCCGGCGTGGCGCTCGGGTTCGCCAGATGGAAATCGACGCCTTTCAGCGCGGATGCGCGCTGCCAATCGGGCGCGTCTTCCCACGGCTTCTGGCTGTGATCGCCCAAAGCCTCGCAATAGGCCCGGTTGACCTCGTGCGCCATGCGCGCGATCTCGCTGGTCTCGTAGATCATGCTGCGTCCTCAAGGGAATAGGGCGGGAGATTGTGTCGGATCGCCTGCATGGCGACCAGCGTGCGCAGCGGTGGGGTTTCCTCGCCGTTGTCGAATGCCCGTATTCGTCGAATGCTGTAGCCAAGCCGATCCGCTGCGGCCATTTGCGTCAGGCCCATTCGCCTGCGCCACCGATGAAACAGCGTATCGCGGTTCTGCATTTGAGAAAGGGGCGCTATCAGAAACGCCGAGGGCGAGCAAGAAAAATGCGCCCGCGCACAACCAAGCGGCAATAACAGCCGCGCGAAACAACCGTCAGTCTCCCGTATGCTTCGCGCGTTGCAAACCCGCGAAATTGGTTCTCGGGTCGAAACGCAGCTTGGAGGTCGCTATGATCGAAGTTACCGGAAAGCGCATGCGCAAGCACCGCAGGGGCCGGCGCAAGTAGGCCCGATGGTCTAAGCGTAGGCCGGGGCCTTCCTCCGAGGTTTGCCCCGGCCGCGCGACCACCAAGAACATGCCAGCAGACATCGCCTCATTATTGTCCCGATTGCCCGGTGGCGCGCCCCCAGGTGGCGCACCCCCCGGCGGAGCCGCGCCCGGTGGCGCACCGCCGATGCCCGGCGCACCCCCGATGGGCGCAGCCAGGCCCAACGTCGGACCCGTTACCACGCCGCAGCCGAACGCCGGCAACGCGGCGGCCGGGATGAGCAAGGTCCGCAACGCGATCACGATGCTCGAAGAAGCGCTGCCGATGATCCCGATGGGAACCCCGGCGCACACCGAAATTCTCGGCACCCTCTCGAAGCTGACCAAGACCTTCTCAGGCGGCAGCGGCGGCGGCGAAAAGGGTATCGACCTGATGTCCCTTTTGCAGAGCGCCCGGCAGGCGTCGCAGTCCTCGCCGATGGCCGCGCTGTCGAAAATGATGGCACCGCAGGGCCAGCCGCCCGCGATGCCGGGTGCTGCGCCGGGCGGCGAAGCGCCGCCGATGCCGATGGCCGCATAACAGGAGACCGACATGGCGAAGTTCCCTCGGGCGGGCCAGCATGACCCGAAAGCGTCGGACCCGATGATGAAGCGAGTCAACCTCGAACACGCCGAGATCGGCTCGCGCCCGTCCGGCATGCCGAAGACGATGGACGGGATGCCCTCGATCAGTCACGTCGGCGACAGCGGCAAGCAGGGATCGTAACCGATGCCCGACGATCCGCAGCCCAATCCCGATCTGGTCACGATCACCAAGGCCGATCTGGCAACCCTGCAAAACGCATGGAAGCTCCAAGCCGAGCTTTTCGACCATCCGACGCACGGCCTCGCCATCAAGAAGGCGATGAAAGACGTGCGCCCGACCATGCGTATCCCCGAACTTGACGTGCTCGAACCGGCGCTGACGCCGCTGCGCGAGCGCCAGGAAGCCCTCGACGCCGAGAACAAGAAGCTCCGCGAGGAATTGGAGGCCGACCGCCAGGCGCGTGCCGATGCTGCGGCGACCGGCGATCTGGTCAAGAACCTGTCCTCGGCACAGTCCCGCTATCGCCTGACCGACGAAGGCATGGCCGAGGTCAAGAAGATCATGGTCGAGCGCAACATCGCCGACCCGCACGCCGCCGCCGCGCTCGTCGCCTCCGAGATCGAGCCGCCCAAGGTCGTCAACGGGACGAATTTCGGCCCCGCCGATCTGAACGTGCTCGGCATGGACGGGAAGTCGGAAGACGCGTCGATGAAGCGTCTTCATGAAGATCCGATTCGCTGGCAGGACCAAGAAATCAGCGAAATTATGGCTGAGTTCGACCAGGCCGCCGCGTGATCGCGCGGACACCGTAAACGGGAGGCCGAGTAGATGGCGTATCCTTCGACGTTTCAGGCCCCGGCTACTGTCGGAGGTTTGACTCCTGGCGGTCAACTCGGGGCTCAACTGTCAGCTATCACGCGGCGCGCAGTTATCCCCAGCGTATTTGTCCAGATTTACCAAAGTCACCCTTTGCTCTCCCTGCTGTGGGCCAACTCGCAGCGCGCAAAAGGCGGCGTCGGCCAAATATCCATCCCGACGCAGGGCGCCTCGTTCGTATCGTTCTCGTGGGGCAGCTTCGCCGGCGACTTCCCAATGCCGGAGGACGTGGCCGCGCTTCAGAACGCGACGTTCAACCTCAAGATCGGCATGATCCCGATCGGCTTCTTCGGGTTCGAGGCGCTGGCCCAGTCGAGCGAGGTCATCATCCCGAAGCTGCGGGCGGTGACGAGCGACGCTGCGGTCGTCATCAAGCAGGCGTTCGCGCAATCGCTCTACTCGAACAACTACGCGACGCCGAACGCGCTCGACAGCCTCGTGCAAGCCTATGACGCGGGCGCGAACGTGCCGGCGTATGGCGGGATCACGCGGGCCGGGAATGCGTGGTGGCAGGGCCAATACCTGCCGAACAGCGCCGGCATCAGCAACCGGACGGGGATGGCGATCGCGCTGACCCGGATCGCGACCGGGGCCGGCGGCGACGCGCCCGATTTTGCGGTGATGAACCCGGCCGACTGGTCGGCGGTGCTCGCCGACTTCATGGGCTACGAGATGTACCAGTCTCGGCCCCGGTCGATGTACGGCAAGGACGATCCGGTCAATGCCGGCTTCCGCGCGCTGCGGGTGCTCGACACGCCGATCTTCCCCGACCCGTTCTGCCCGCGCGGCGAGATGTACGCGATCAACAGCCGCTACCTCAGCCTGTTCGTCAGCGAGTACACGGCCCCGATGGTGTTCTCGGGCTTCGAGAGCGCGATCCCGCAGGGCCAGATCGCCGAAATCGGCGTGCTCATCAGCGCGCTCAACCTGGTATGCGCCAAACCCAGTTCGGGCGCGCATCTAACCGGCCTCACTGGCGCGGCGTGGGCGAACACGCCTGGCCCGCCGGCCGTCCTGTAACGGAGGGATACGATGCCTGTTGTTTTTGGCGGAAGCGGCCTCGGCCCGACGCTGCGCGGCCAGCCCTCCAACGTCTACCAGCTTCAGCCGTGCGAGGCGAAGTTGGTCCCGGCCGGTTCTTGGCTCGGCAAGCTCGGGCTGTACACCAACTATCAGGTGCTCGACACGGTTACGGGCATCTGGCGGAACGTCGGCGACGGCGGGATCACGGTTCGCATCGAGTCGGATGGGGTGAACCATCGGCTGTGCAACCAGACCGGCGGCACGGTCGGCGCGGTCATCACCAACGCCGGCACCGGGTATACGTCGGCCCCGACCGTCACGCCTTCGTCCGGGTCGAGCGTGTGGCAGGCGATTGTCGGCGGTGCCGTCAACACCAGCGTAACGGTGACGAACGGCGGCACCAATTACGTCTACCCGCCGGAGGTCGCGTTCTCGGCCCCGCCGACGCCGGGCATCCAAGCCACCGGCTACGCGACGATCTCGGGCGGCGTCGTTACCGGCGTCACGGTCACGAACCAGGGTGCGGGCTACACGTTCGCGCCGACCATCAGCTTCATCAACGATGCGCGCGATTCGACCGGAAGCAACGCGCAGGGGACGTGCGTGCTGACCGGATCGGGGACGATCACCGGGCTTCTCGCGACCGACCACGGCACGCCACTGACTTCGGTGCCGACGCTGGCTTTCTCGGGCGGCGGCGGGTCGGCCGCGGCGGCGACCGCGATCATGTGTTGGTCGATCACCGGGATCACGTTCTCGGGCGGCACCGGCTACACGGTCGGCGCCGGGGCGTTCGAGATGTCGTATGTCCCGATGCTGACGGCGGCGACGCCGATCTACACCAACCCCGACACGCAGTTGCGCCTTGTCCGCATGCGGCAGGCGGTCATCTACGTGCCGACCACGGCGACGGGTGCGCCAACCTCGACCGGCGAAGTTGTCATCGACGGCGGCATCTACCAGAACGTGCCGACCGCGCTGATTATCCAGAACAGCGGCCTCTACCCATCGGCGACGACCGCGACGCTGGCGATGGGCGGGAACCAGGACTTCACGCAGCTTTACCCGGTCTGACCGTTCGGTGCTAGGATGGCCGGCATGTCCGGCCGTCCTCCCCTGAAAGCGGAAATGCCCTGCACGCCGGGGGTGGCGGGAAGTTTCAATTTCACCACCGGCCTGAGCGACCCCGAAGATGCGCCGCCGCGTGGCCTGCATTTTATCTGTCCTTGCGGGTGCGGGGCGCACGGCGCGGTACAGTTCAGGGCAAACGCCTACGATCAAAGCCATCCGTCATGGGAATGGGACGGCAATCGGGAAAGCCCAACGCTCTCGCCGAGCATCCAGCGCACCACTGATTGTCGGTGGCATGGGTGGCTGCGGGATGGGTTTTGGGTGTCCGCATGAGTGGGAGGCTCCTTGTCTGTTACAGTAATTCCAGCAACTACGTCCCGACGACGGCGGAGTACCTCGCCTCGTTCGCGCGGCACTCGCGCTGGGACGTGCGCTACCTGCATGTGACGCATGGTGCGGAACTGGCGACCGATCTTGGAGAGTTCGACGCAGTGCTGCAAAGCTACTGCGCCCGTCTCCCGGTCGATGGCAGCGCCAGCGACGCTTTCTGCCGAGCCATGGCCGCCTACCGCGGCGTCAAGGTCATCGCAATCCAAGATGAGTACGATAACACGAACCGCCTGCGGTCACGGCTGGCGGAGATTGGCTACGATATCGTCCTGACCTGTATCCCCGAGGATCAGGTGGCGCGGGTCTACCCGCCCGAGATGTTCCCCAATACCCGATTCGTGCCGGTCCTGACCGGATATGTCCCTGAGAGCCTTGCCGCGCGCACCGGGTTCACGCCGCTTGCCGCCCGCAACGTCCTGCTCGGCTATCGTGGGCGGGACATCGGCCCCCGATACGGCCGCCTCGCGTTTGACAAGTTCGAAATCGGCCGCCGCATGAAGGTCGAGTGCGAGCGGCTGTGCATCCGGCACGACATCGAGTGGACCGAGGACAAGCGGGTCTATGGCGACGCCTGGTACGACTTCCTCGGCAGTTGCCGCGCGGTGCTGGGCACCGAGAGCGGGTCCAACGTGTTCGATTGGGACGGCGAGGTTTTGGACGAATACCGCAGGCGCGGCGGGCCGTCCTACGCCGAGTTCCTGCCGTGGCTCGCAGAGCGCGAGGCGGAATGGGACATCGGGCAGATCAGCCCGCGGGTATTCGAGGCCGCCGCCTGCCACACGCCGATGGTGCTGTTCGAGGGGCGCTATAGCGGCATCCTCGAACCCGAGACGCACTATGTTGCGCTGCGCAAGGACTTCGCGAACGTGCCCGCGGTGCTCGACCGGCTCAACCGGCCGCAGGAATTGCAGGAGATGGCCGAGCGCGCGTGGCGACATCTGATCGCGGCGGGCCGGTACACCTATGCGGCGTTCGTCGATGCCGTCGAGGAAGCGCTGGACGACGTGATTATGTCGCGCGGCGGTCATGTGCGGCCTGCGCTGCCGGCCGATCGCTACGCGGACTCGCCGAACGATCCGATCAGCCTGTTGAGCGTCAGCGAGACGCCGACCACGATGCCGAAGCCGACCATCTACTTCATGTACAAGCACACCGTTTCGCAGATAGGCTACCTGATGCGTCACGCTCGGGAGCAGCAAGACCTTCTCGGCGCTCTGGCGGCCCGGCTGAGTTACGAGACCGCGGAGCACAGCCGGGAAATAAGCGCGCTGCGGTTGCAGCGTGTGAGGGCCGCCTGATGCTCGACCGATATATCTTGGAGACCAGCCGCCTCATTCGGGACAGGGCGAATATCTCGACGCCCCGCGACGAACTGATCTCCTACATCAACATGGCCCGCAACGACGTGTGCCTGCTCACGGCATGCCTGCGCGCGCTGGTCGCCGGGAATGCCCCGTTCGGCAGCGGCTCGACGCCAGGCCTCATGGTGCCGGGCGGGTTTACGCCGGGCATCCCCGACACGACCGTCACGACGTTCGCCACGCTGCCGGGGGTCGAGCACTACCATTTCGGCTATGCCCGGCTCTACCTTCAAGCGCAGTGGGCGGGGTACGATAACGTCGTCGATCTGATGAGCGTCGCGGTCTCGTGGGGATCGGCCGCGCGCCCGGTGATGGAATGGATGGACTTCGCCGAGTTGCAGGCGCTCGCCCGCATCTACTCGGCCGGCGTGTTCACCTATCCGTTCAAGGCCGCGCTGCAAGGCGATGGGATCAATCAGATTTTGTACCTGTTCCCGGTGCCCGGTCAGGCGCTCGAAATGGAGTGGGATTGCTCCTGCACGCCGAAGCCGCTCTACAACAACAACGACCTCGAAGCGATCCCGGCACCGTTTCGGGACGCGATCAAGTTCAAGGCGGCGAACTACGTCTACATGGCCTCGCAGCGGTTCGGCTCGGCCGAATTGATGGAGGGCGAGTATCTGCGGCATCTTGGGATCGACCGGGCCGCTACCGACAGGGGGAAAGTCCCCTCATTCTACGTGTGAGTGCTGTAGGGGTGATTTGAAAATGATACGTGTGAATGGGGCGGTCATGTCGAAGTTGTCGCGGGCGAGCCGCGGCTCTGGGCGGCTTACCGTCGAGCAACAGGAAAAGGCACTGGAACTGCTCAAGGACGGCATGAAACAGCAAGCCGTCGCGGCGCGGTTCGGCGTCAGCAAAAACGTCGTCGCCGGCATCTGGTCGCGGTTCGGTGAGCCGGAGAGCTACCGCCCGCCGAGCACGGTGTTCGAGCGCATGGACGCCCTTCATGCAGCGATGGACGCGGTGCTCGCCGAGACGATGGGTGTCGGGCGCGTCCCGAATACGCCGAGGCCCTGATGCTCGGTCTGCCGCGACCGGCGCCGTCGCTGCGCGTCGTCCCGAAAGCGATCCACAACGAGGACGGGACGGTTCGCGCGCTGGCGCGGCAAATGCTGATGGACCTCGACCGCGACAGCCTCAACACGTCCGTCCCGACCGCTACGCTGGAAATGCTGTTGACGAGCCTGTGCGACGCGCTCAACCGACCGCCGCTGCCCGCGCCGCCGGCCGTGGACGACGGCGCGATGCTCGACGTGGCCGGCAACCCGAACCTCGCGTATTGGGTGAGGAAGGCGGCCGACGACCTTGACGCCGCTGACAACCAGTGAAGGAGACCGCTATGACATATCCGATTTACGTCTGCGTTCCGCAGAGCGCGGGACAAATAAACGATTTCGCGGGGGCGTATCCGAGGCCGGAGCCATCGGCGATCAATCCGGCACCCCTCGGCGTGCTTGCCGGAATTTCGATGGACGGGTGTGACAAGGATATGATCGAACGCGACCTTGGGATGCCAGTGCGCATCTATGGGGCGGGGGTTCAGGACGGAAACGGGTGTTTCGGCGCCATGCTGCTGTTCGTTGTTGAAGCGCCAACGCTTACTGCCGCTCGTGCGCTGCCGGGGTTTCAGCCGTTGGGGATTATCTCCGAGGCGGTTTATCTGGTGCCGGAGGGTCTTTTCGACGACGATATCCCGAAGTGGGGAGAGTGCGTGCGCCGAGCGCTTCCTGCGGGTTATCCACTTCCCCCGTTTGAGACGGACGGGGCTTTCATCGCGTCGGCCATTCCATACGGCCAAATCGCGGACGCTGTATTTTTGCAGGATGATCCGCGGAGCATTTATTTAATGTCCTGTTTGGGGGATCGCGCGGAAAAGATCGCCATCGCCCAGAGGAACCGACGCCGCGACGCTGACGGCGGATAAGCGTCGATGCAGGGCAACGACGGCCGGCTCTCGCGCGCGGTGCAGACCCGGTTCGGCCTGCCCGACACGATCCAGTTCAAGTCGCCGGCTCCGTTCGCCGGCATGAACACCCAAGCCTCACGCCTGTTCATCGCGGACAACGAGGCGTGGTGGCTTGAGAATTACATCAAGATCGGCGACGGCAACGTCCGCACGGTGCCGGACCTCGGGCCGTGGCTGTACGCCGCGACCGGCGGCCGGCAAATCGTCAATTTCGCTTGGTTCAACATCGGCCTCACCTATTACTGCGCCGTGTTCTTCGACGACGGCTCGGCGGTGCAGGTCGATCGGCAGGGTGCCGTCACCAACATCGTGCCGGCGGGAACCCGGTCATTCTATTACGCCGGCGGGCAACTTCCTGCGACGGTGCAATGGGGTAGCACGTATCTCCTGATCTCGAACAACAACAGGCCCAACGATTATTGGGCGTGGGATGGGAACGTCCTCTACACGGCGGGTTCGATCGGCCCGCAGATCACGTTGACCAGCGGCGGCCAGAACTACATCGCCACGCCAACGGTGATCGCCTTCGGGGGGCATGGCTCGGGGATCGCGCTGGCTGCCAATGTCGCGAACGGCGTGGTGACATCGGTTGACGTGGTGTCGCCGGGCACGGGCTATATCGTCGGCGACATCGTGCAGGCGGTGTTCCAGGGCGGCGGCTCGGACAACGGTGCGGCGCTGGGCACGGCGCTGGTTCCTGCTGCGGTCAACCAGATTGTCGTGCTGGCCGGCGGCAGCGGCTATCTGGCCCCGCCCACGGTGGGGTTTGTCGGCGGGGGCGGCTCCGGCGCGGCCGCGACGGCGGTGCTCACCGGCAATGTCGTCACGTCGATCACGCTGACGAGCGGCGGGACCGGGTACACGTCGGCGCCCGCGATCACCTTGACGCCGGTGAGCGGCGGCAGCGGCGCCATCGCGCAGGCGACGTTGGTTGCCAGCAGCGTGTCGGTCATCGGCATTCAGGACGGCGGCACCAATTTCTTCGGCATCCCGACGCTGACGATCACCGGCGGCGGCGGGTCTGGGGCGACAGGGTTTGCCATCCTCGGCGGGCCGGGTCCGGTCGAGACGATCACCGTCACCAATGGCGGATCGGGGTACGCCTCGGTGCCCGGCGTGACGATCACCGATTCCGGGTCCGGCACCGGCGCGACGGCGCTTGTGACCGGGCTCGTCGATGGGGTCATCACCGAAGTCACCGTGACGGCCGGCGGCAGCGATTACACCGGGCCGATCATCACGTTTTCCAGCGGGGCGGCGACCGCCACGGGCAACATCGGCGCGGGCTCGATCGTCGGCACGTCGCTGACGACCGCGGGCGTCGGATACACCGATGCGCCGACCGTGATCGTCCAGGCCGGGCTCAACAGCGCGGCGTCCGGCATCATTCAATTGATGCCCTACGGGGTGTCGGGGTCGAACATCGAAACCTACCAGTCGCAGGTTTGGCTACAGCACCCCTACCAGCAGGGGACAATCCCGACAGGCGGGGTCCGGCTGTCGTCGGCGCCGGGGAGCATCAGCAACTTCGCCACGTCGGCCGGCGGGCTTGCGGAAAACAACACCGATCGCTTCTTGCGCGGCGAATACACGGCGATCCGGCAGGCCAACGGCTTCCTCTATCCGTTCGGCGATTCGTCGGTCGGCGTCATCAGTAACGTCCAGGTGCAGGGCAATCCGCCGACCAAGAGCCTGACCAGCCAGAACACGGACCCGCAGACCGGCACCAACTGGCGCGACTCGATCCAAGATTTCTCGCGCACGATCGTCTTTGGAAACACCTTCGGGATTTATGGGCTGTTCGGCGGCGCGGTGACGAAGCTCAGCGGCAAGATGGATCGCGTGTTCGAGCAGGCCGATTTGCCGACCGGCGATGATCCGCGCGCTGCGGGGGCTCCGGTAACGCCGAGTTCGGCGGTGGCGAACCTCTACAATCGCAAGGTCTACCTGATGCTGATGAGCATCAAAGACCCGTTCACGCTGACGTTTCGCAACGCAATGGTGTGCTGGAACGAGCAGGACTGGTCGATCGTCAGCCAATCGTCCATGAACCCGCTGACCTATATCGGGACGCAAGAGATCAACAGCCAACTCGCGGCCTGGGGCACGGACGGGGTGCGCCTCTACCCGCTGATGACAACGCCATCGACGACGCTCCAAAAGACGTGGAGCACGAAGCTCTATGGCGCGCAGCAGCCGTACATGGTCAAGCAGGGGCGCGTGGTTTACGTCCAAGCCGAGAACTTCGCCGACGTGAACAGCGCGCCGCTGTTTGGGTTGACCGTCGATACCGAATACGCGAGCTTTCCGGCCGCCTCGCCGCAGATCGCGTTCCCGCCGAATGCGCCATTGCCGGCGACTGCCGTGGCACCGACCGTCGCGTGTCCGGTGCTGATGGCGACGACCGACGACATACCAGGCGCGCAGATCGGCGTGACGCTGCGTTCGACGGGGGCCGACCATGCGGTTTACAACCTGATGATCGCGACCGAAGACGTTGACGCCATCTTCGGGTAGGCAGGGATGGCGTTCGGGGGACTCAGGGGCACATTAAGCGGCGGGGCCACGGCGATTCCGGTCGGCGGCGCGATGGCCGCAAGCGGGTCGGTCTCGGTTTCGGTGGGCGATCTCCTTGTCGCGGTTGTCGCCGAAGTCGGGGCCAACACCGTGACGGGCGTTACCGACAGCCTCGGTCACACGTACACCGCGCAGAACGCAGGATCGCTCAGTACGGTCGGAGGCCGGGCCTTTTGGTTCATCGCGACCGCTGGTGGTACGTTGACGAGCGTTACCGGGACGGGCACGGCCAGTAGTAACGACTTTGCTATAGCCGCCGCGGCGTTCTCCGGTGCTTTTACCGCATCGCCCCTCGATACGTCGCCGGCCAATGCGACTGACGCGACCTCTCCCTTCACATGCACAGCAACCGGGACGCTCGCACAAGCGGCGGAACTCGTCATAGCGGGATTTGCCCTTACTCGCGGGCAAACGAATACGGCGGCGACATCGCCAAACCTGCTCGCCGTCAACGCAGCCTCGGCCGCCGCCAATGCGGCGAACAGTTGTTGCGCCGCGATCGGGTATCAGGTGGTCGCAGCGACAACCAGCGTCGTACCGGCGTTCACCTGCGCGTCGGGCACCTTCAACGGCGCGGTCGAGTTCACCATGTCGTTCAAGGCCGCGCCGCAATCGGTTGTCCCGATGGTCTGTATGCACCAGGCGCAGCAGAGGGGAGCGTAGGATGTTGTGGCTCCGGCAATCGACCGCCGTGACGGTTTCATTCGGGCCAGCCGTCGCCAATACGGACGGCGTGACCCTCGTGACGAACCTGACCGGGACCGGAGCCAACCAGACCGAAAATACCTCGACCGGCATCCGGCTATCGAAAAACGGTGGCGCGTTCGCTGCCAGGCATGCCACGGCCGGGGCGAGCAACTACGACGCCTTCGGCAATTATCTTGTGCCGCTCGACACGACGGACACCAACACCCTCGGGACGCTGCGCATGCAGTATGCCAACGCTGCGGCATTCTGTCCGATATTCATGGATTTTATGGTGGTCAACACGGCGCTGTGGGACGCGCTGTTTGCCGCCAGCGGCGGGGCGATTCCCAATGCGGTTGCAGGCGCATCCGCGGGTCTACTCATCAGCGGAAGCAACGCCGGAACGACAACTCTGGCTGCTTTAACAGTCACCGGGGCGACAACATACACCGGGAACGTGGTTCTCTCCGATGGCCTGACCATCTCAGCCCCCAGCACGCTCAATCGGGCCGGGTTGAGTATCGCCGGGAACGGTACAGGAGCCGGCTTGAGCGCGACGGGCGGCGCGACCGGCGTTGGGTTCAGCATTGTCGGCGGCGCGACATCGGGCGACGGATTGAAGATCACCACGACCTCGGGGCACGGCATCAACTCTGCCCCGGTCGGCACGAGCATGCACGGCTTCCTCGCCACCGGGGGCAACGGTGGGACCAGCGACGGGATCAAGGCGGCGGCCGGCACCGGCGGGGTCGATTTCCGCGCGAACATGACCGGCAACATCACCGGCACGCTGGCGACCCTGACCACGTACACAGGAAACACGGTGCAGACCGGGGATTCGTTCGCCCGGATTGGCGCGGCGGGGGCCGGGTTGACCGCCCTGGGCGACACTCGGATTGCCAACCTAGACGCAGCCGTCACGACGCGCATGGCGACGTACACGCAACCGACCGGGTTCCTGTCGGCGACATTCCCGAGCGGCACGATCGCCAACACGACGAATTTGACGGCGGGCACCATCGCGACCGTGACTAACCGCGTGACGGCGAACGCCGATCAACTTGCCGGGCAAACCGTGACGGCGGCGGCCGGCGTCACATTCCCGTCCTCCGTGGCGAGCCCGACCAATATCACGGCGGGGACGATCACGACGGTCACTGGCGCTGTCGGTAGCGTGGCAGGCAATGTCGCAGGCTCGGTCGGCAGCGTAGCGGCTGGCGGGATCGCGACGGCCTCCTTTGCGGCCGGTGCCATCAACGCAACCGTCATCGCGACGGACGCGATCGGATCGGATCAACTCGCCGCGACGGCCGTGACCGAAATTCAGGCCGGCCTCGCCACGTCCACGGCGCTCGCCACGGTACAGGCCGACACCGACGATATTCAATTGCGTCTTCCTGCGGCGCTCGTCGGCGGCCGGATCGACGCGAGTGTGGGAGCGGTGGCGGCGGCGGCAATCTCGGCCGCCAGTTTCGCCGCAAATGCGCTCGACGCTGTATGGTCAACGGCGGCGCGAATCCTGACCGCGGGCACCAATATCGTGCTCGCCAAAGGGACCGGGTTGACGGGGCTGAACGACATCAGCGAGGCCAACGTGAGAACCGCGCTCGGCGTCGCGACGGCCAATCTCGACACGCAACTGGCGACGATCGACGCTGACGTGCTGACGCGCTCGACCTATGCCGGAGGCGCAGTCGCGAGCGTGACCGGCAATGTCGATGGCTCGGTGGGGAGCGTCGTTGGATTGACGCCAGGAAACCTCGACGTTGCAGTTTCGACCCGCCTTGCCAGCGCGTCATATGCCGCCCCGGATAACACCGCCATCGCCGCGATCAGAGCGCAAACCGACGCCTTGACCTTCACCGTGAGCGGCCAGGTGGACACGAATATCAGATCGGTCAACAGCATCACCGTGAGCGGAACTGGCTCGGCGTCGGCTCCCTGGGGTCCATGAGTAGCAGTTGGGGCACCTCATGGGGGGTGGCATGGTCCGGCAGTTGGGGGTCGCTTCGCCCCCCGGTCATTGCGCGGACGCTTTATGTACGCGCTCCGTCTCCGCGACAGCCAAGTTTCCCGCCGCCATTCCCATTTTTGAGCCCGAGCGGCGAGGAACTGAACGTCTCTAATTTTGCCGGGATCGCGATCCCCACAGAGCCCGATATCGGTATCGCCTTGGTGATTGACCTTTCGACGCGGCTCGGCCAAAGCGCCGCTATCTCTCAAGCTGCGGTCAGCCTTCTATCGGCGAACGGCGCGGACGCCACGCCGGGCTCGCGGCTATTCGGGCAAGCGACGATCATCGACGTGCGACCTCGGACGCGACAGGCCATCCGGCAGGTGCTTGTAAACCTTGTCGCCGGGGGACAGTATGTCGCATGGATCAGCGTCGGCACAGCAACCGGCCAGCGATACACCTTCGTCGCGCCCTTCACGGTGGCGTGATCGCTCTCGTCGCCCTGACCGCCGCGGCCAACGCGCAACCCGCCGGGTGCATCGACCCGCCCGCTGACTGGTCCACCCCGTACTCGCAGGGGACGATCCAGTTCACCAGTTACTTCATGGGCCAGAAGTTGTTTGCGGTGGCGTATTTTAGCGGCGAGTTCCACTTCCATATCAACGTCCCGCTGTCGGTCGCGCAGCCGTTTACGAGCCTGGCCTCGGCCGATCAGCGCTACAACACGTTCGTCAAGAACACGTACAAGCAGGCGATTGTTGGCCCAGAAACCTGTCCTTTGCGGGCCGAGGACGGCAATTTCCTTTTGGGGCAACAGCCATGAACCGATGGATCGCCCCGCTTCTCGCGATCACAGCTATCGCGCTCCCGTGGGGTGCCGAAGCCGCGTGCGGCAAGATCACCGATTGCCCGACCGCGAGCACGCCCCTCTCCGGTTCCGAGCAGATCGTATTGGTTCAAGGCGGCGTGACCAAGAAATTGACGGTGAACTCCCTCGGGGCTTCGCTGCCAAACGCCGGTATCACGCAACTAACCGGGGACATCGCGGCCGGCCCTGGTGTGGGATCGGTTGTGGCAACGCTACCGAACCTCACCACCGCCGGAACCGCGCTCAAAATCACATTCAACGCCAAGGGGCAGGTTACAGGCGGCACGACCGCGGCATGTGCGGATTTGAGCGATGCCGGCACGGGCTGTTCCGGCTCGGCGTCGGCTGTCGGAGCCAATCCGACCGCGACCGCTGGCGCATCAGCCGTCAACGGTTCGGCCACGACGTTCATGCGGTCGGACGGCGCGCCGGCTCTTGCCGCCGCCTCGACCTCGACGGCCGGGATCGCCAAGCTGCACAACGTCCCGATTGCGATCGGCTGGCCGGCGGCCCTCAATCCGAACGACACGATCCTGGCAGTCATCAACCAAGCGTCCACGATCAGCGCTATCATCGGCTCGGTTGAGACGGCTACCGGGAGCGCGGCGACGGTCTCGGTCTACAAGGCCCCGAGCGGGACTGCATGTTCGGCCGGCACCGTGCTGCATTCCGGTTCGTTCAACGCGAACGGGACCGCGGCGACCAACCAAACGCTGACCGTAACGACCTCGACGATCGCGGCCGGGGAGCGGCTGTGCTTGCAGACAACCGGCACGACGGCGTGGACCGGCGGCACCGGCATCGGGACGATCACCGTGTTTCTGGCCCCGACGCCATGATGCTCCGACTTGCACTTACGCTCGCGATCTGCCTCGCGTTAGGCGGCGGGAGCGCCGACGCATGGTTGATTGGTGGATCGGGGGTGCCGCAGAAATTCGTCCTGGGGCCGCACATCGCCTCTCAGGGGTTCCAGAACACCACTACCCCGGCCATCGACACGTCCGGCTATGGCTTGATCGTCCTCGGGATCGCCTACAACGCAAATGGTGGGTTCCCGACGCTTTCGGACAGCAAGAGCAATACCTGGCTTAACGCATCTTCCGGCCTCATCGGTCTCTATGAATATGGCGAGTTGTGGTACTGCTCGCCTTGCACTGTCGGGGCGTCGCACACGTTCTCGATTACTGCGACTACTCTAGCGGCTCCGGCGATTGTTGCGGCGGCCTTCTCCGGGGTCAAAACGTCATCTCCCTACGACCAGCACAACAGCAACGCGGCAGCGAGCGTCAACACCCTTACGACCGGCTCTGTTACGCCGACAGAAAATTCAGAGCTTGTCGTTCACATGGTTGGGGTCTACGCGAGTGCCCCGACCACCAATGTTGGGGCGATAGTGGATCAGATCGCCGTTACCTGCCCGGCTGGCTGCAAATACGGTGTCGCGCTTGCCTACGAAGCGCAGACCACAGCAACGACGCGCAACGCGACGTGGAACAACGGGATCACAAACGATCTCGCGACCGGGATCGCGACGTTCAAAGCCGCCCCATAACACGGAGGATTGACGATGGCATTCCGCAAATACCCTGCCGAGGGGCCTAACCCTCGTTTCCGCGCCGTGGTGCCAGGGCAGGCCGGCGGCGGCGGCGTCAGCCGCGATCCGACGCAGGGGCCGCCGAGCGGTAGCCGTGGCCCGTACAGGCGGCCCGAGAACCCCAATACCGAGCGGTGGGGGCAACTGGACCGCGACTCCGAGGACAATTCTGGGGCTGTCCACGACTGGTGAGGCGTGACCAGCGCCGCACCGCTGCTCAACGTCCCGCACGAGCAATCCGATTGGGCCTCGTGGAGCTTCCAACTCGACCAAAACGTCAGGGACATCACCCAGGCGCTCCGCATGCAGCGGGGCGTCAGCCTCGTCGAATATCAGATTTTTCCGATCCCCGAGGCTGCGGTCGGCGAGTGGCTTGAGCGGGTGTCGGGCGTCATCGGTGACATCTGCCAAGAGTTGAACGTCCAGAGCGCCGACATCGAGACGGTCGATTTACAGGACGAGCGCGAGCGGCAGGCGTGGGTCTGGCAGGTTTTCACCGAAATCAACGCCGCGCGGGGGATGTTGAAAATCTGACGATCCGTGGTACGGTGCAACGCACCAATTCGGAGGCTGCGTTGTCAGTCGTCAAGCTGTTCCCCTACGACATCACGCCGATCCTCGATATGCTGCCGGCCTTTGACGACCTGTGGGGCGAGGATCGGCTAAGACAAACGCTGCCGTTCTCCCCGCACAAGAACTCCGAAGTTATCCATTTGAGGCGACAACCTGGGTCAAGGCCACGCGACATTCTGCACCAGTTGGCCTCGGTGGCGACGCGGCATCACATCGGCGCGCTGGCCGTGGCGATCGACGAGATTTGCGTTCGGACGGAGGGCCGACCGGCGCGGGCGATGCTGGTGCGGCTGTCGCCGGGCGGGGTCATCGCCGAGCACACGGACACCGGCATCTACTTCACGAACACGGAGCGCTTTCACGTCCCGATCTTAACGAACCCGAAGGCGTGGCTGACGGTGGACGGCGAGAAATACCATCTTGCGGCGGGGGTCTGTTACGCCCTCGACAACAAGGTGGCGCACTCGGGCGCGAACGAGGGGGATGCGGCCAGGATTCACCTGATTATCGACACGCACCCGGAGAGCCCGGCGGTGCTGGCGGGATGACCGTCACCTGCCAAGTCGAGGGCTTCGTCGCGGCGCTCGCCGACATCATCCCGCTTGTTGATGCACATTGACCACCCGGCATCTGCGGCGGCTCTTGCCGAACTCCTATCCGCATTGGCCGATGATGACCTAGCCGAATTGGCGTGTCTTTCGCAAGGCAACCCGATCCGAGCGCTGTTGCGCGTCCTTGACCGCTCGACCTATTCGTTTTGCGCCCGCGACGATCGCAATCATGTGGTGTTCGTCGGTGGCGTGATGCTCGACGATCCTCCGTACCTTTGGATGATGGCGGCCGCCGGAGCGGTGGCGCGAGACAAAAAAGGATTCCTGCGGACAACCCGTGCCGAACTCGGCGAAATCCTGTCCCGATGGCCGACGCTGCAATGTGCTGTGGATGATCGCTGGGTAAAATCGTTGCGGTGGCTGAAATGGCTGGGATTTGTTAAGGTCGGCGACCGCGAGGCTTTCGGCCGCCACGGCAGCCTGATGGAGATCAGCCGGAGATGCCCGAATTTGTCCTGATAATGCTGATCTTGGCTCTATTCCGCGCCGTATTTTTCCGGTGGGGATCGCCCACCACCCTTCATGACCCATTTTCCGCTATTTTTGCCCTTGGAGACATTCTCTTGGGCGGTGAGGCGTTGGCTGGCCTCTTTGGCGCTGGTGAGGCCGCTGCTGGCATCGGGGCTGGCGAGGCTGCCGCCGCTGGTATCGGTGCGGGGGAGGCTGCGGCGGGCGGCGCGTTCACCGGCGACCTTCTGGCGGGCGGTGGCCTGTTGGGGGCCGGCGAACTAGCCGGCAGCGCGGCGAGCACGATCCCCGAAGCGATTTCGTTGGGCGGCGCTGGCGCGGGTGCGGCCGGGGCGGGGGCGCTCGATCTAGGGGCCGGTGCGCTTGACTTTGCTGGCGCGGGTTCCGGCGGATTGGACTTGGCGCTCGGCGGCGGCAGCAGCGGCATCATCCCCGGCGCGGTGCCGGCGGGTTCGGTTCCAGGCATCGAGGGCGTCACGCCGCTGGCGAACCTTGCCAATCCGGCGGTCCCGGCCAGCGCGGCGTCGCCGGTCGGCGCGAGCGCGTTGCCCAGCGCGGCGGCGTCAGCGGTGCCGTCCAGCATAGGGGAGTTGTCGCCAGCGGCCACGGGCACCTTCACCAACACGTTCGAGGCCGGCCCCGGCACCAGCGTCTTGAGCTTTGACCCCGCCACGGGGGCGACCACGGCCGGCGGTGTCGGCGACGCAAGTTCCGCGTCGAGCGCCGGCGGCGGTTTGACCAGCGGGTTCGACAAGGCGATCGGCAGCATCACCGGCGGCGCGCTGAACAGCAAAGACCTCGGCCTTGCGGCTTCCTTGGGCGGCCTCGGCATGAACCTGCTCAAAGGCAACCAGCCGATCCCCGGCGAGGCGCAGACTCGGAACGCAGCGAACAGCCTCGCGGCGACGGCTGGCGCGCAGGCCAACAAGGGGCAGCAACTCGAATCGTTCGTAAACACCGGCACGCTGCCGCCGGGGCTTTCGGACGGCCTCAAGACGGCGACCGCCGCGGCCGAGGCGCAGATCAGGTCCGGGTACGCGAATCGCGGCATGTCGGGATCGTCGGCGGAACAGCAGGACATCGCCGCAGCGCACGAGCGCGCCCACAACGCCGCGGCGCAGATCGCGCTACAGCTTCTCTCGCAGGGTTCGGCGATGGTCGGGCAGGCGGTCAACACCGAGGGGCTGGCGGCCCAAATCTACCAGGCCATAAGTCGGGATGCGCTCGCCCAGGACCAGGCGCTCGGGTCCGCGATCGGCAATTTCGCTGGCGCGCTCGCCGGCGCTGGCGGTGGGGGAGCCGGGACGATCACGTTGAAGGCCGCGTGACGTGTCCGACCTCGCCACGCGGGACGAGCCGCCATCGGTGCCATCGGCGATCCCGCCGGGGCCAAGCGGCTTTGCGAACGCGATGGGGGCCGGGCCGACGCCGGGCGAGATCGCCAAGGTCAAGGGCGAGAGCGCGGCGCATCAAGAAAAGCTGAAAGCGGCCGGCGACGAACTGGTCAAGAGTACGGAGGCATCGAACGCCGCGCGTCACGCGCTGATGCTCCAAAAGCCTCCCATGCCGCCTCCGCAGCCCGCGCCGACGATGCAGAATACCAACCCGGTCGAGGCGTGGGGCTCGCTCGCTATGTCGATGGCGATGCTGGGCAGCGCCTTCACCAAACGCCCTCTGCTCAACTCGCTCAACGCCGCCGCTGACGTGATGAAGGCGTACCAGGCGAAGGACGCCTCTGCGTACAAGACGGCGTTCGACAAGTGGAAGGCCGAGAGCGACTACAGCCTCAAGCTCTACGAATACCAGCACGAGTCCTACAAGGACGCGCTGGATATGATCGCGACCGACTCGAAGGGCGCGCTGGCGCTGTTCAACGCGAAGGCGGTAGCGCTCGGCGATAGCCCGATGGAACAGTTTGCGAAGGGGGAGAAGTTAACCGAAGCCGTGGCGCTCGCTAATGAGCGCAAGGCGCGCACCGATCAGATGATAACGCAGACAGCGGCCGCGCGGCGAACGGGCGAAGTCAACCAGGAGGTTCTGGATGCTGGCAATGCGCTCCGGGAGAACCCTAACGACCCCGAAGCGCAGTTGCGGTACAAGAACGCCCGAGCGGCACAGCATGACCTAGCCTCGAACGCCTCTGCCGCCAACGCCCCGGAGTTTCACGCGAGCAAGGAGTTCGTCATCCGGGACGCCCAAGGGAAAGAAGTTGAGCGGGTCATGGGCCGCGAAAGCATGCGCGGTGAGAACAAGATCGTCCGAACCGACAATAACCAGCCGATCCAACTGCAACCAGGGCAAACGATCCATTCTGCGCCGCCCGGCAGCGAGGGCCGGCAGGCGGCGTCGCAGGCCAACAGGCTGATCGGCGCGACCAGCGAACTGGCGGCGTCGCTGAAAAACCTAGTCGAGTTGCCGATTGATTCAAATGCCGGTGCGTTCATGGGTTTGCAGTCGATACAGCCGGACAGCCTCAAGGCGGCAATCGGGCGCGTGGCTGCGACGCATCTTGTCGGTGAACAGGCATTGGCCGTGACACAGCAATTCACCGGCCTTCAACGGCAACTGGCGACCATCGAATCGCAGGGCGCCGCGCAAGGGCTGGTCGGGCTCACGACGGCCAACAATGTTCTGGTCCCGCAAAAAGGCTGGTCTGGAACCGCCGTCATGCGATCCTATGCCGAGATTAGGCAGATCGCAGAGGCCAATATCCGCGCCATGCTGTCGTCGGACGCCGTGAAGGAGCCGCAAAAAGAACTGCTGCGGAACTTGCAAAAAGAGATCGAAAAGGCGGTCCCGTACAGCGTGCACGATGTCAACCAACTGGCGTTCGGCGGCAAAAAGAAGTTCAAGGAGTCGGTCAATACGTTCGCCGAACGCATGCTGGCGAGGCGTGAGGCTGATTCGGAGAAGCCGTCGCCTGTGCCATCGTCTCCATCCCCTGCCACCACCGCGCCAGCCGGACAGCCGAGCGCGCCACCCCCTGTGCCCGAGGCGTTGAAGGGCATGACGCTCAAAGGGTGGTCGCCGAGCACGCAGCGGTTCTACGACGACGCTGGCAAGGCGTATGACAAGAACGGTGCGCCCGCGCAATGAGCGATCTTCCCGCTGATCTGGTCCCTGTTGATGCCGCGTCGTCCCAAAAGGTCGCTGCGCTGCCACCGGATATTGTGACCGTCCCGAAAGATACCGCGCCCATCGGCCCGACCGTCGCCGCGCCCAAGAAGCCCACACTGACCTCAATCGCCGATGACGTGCTGTCCTATTCTCCGATCTACAGCCTGACGAAGAACATCGGGCCGCCGCTCTACAATACGCTCGTGGCTGACCCGGTGCGGAACCTTGCGGCCGATGTCGTCGGTGCCGTCCGGTCGCCGCCGATTAGCGAGGGTGGTCGCGAGGGGTTTTGGGAGGAACGCGACAAATCGCTTGAAGGCACGTCGGGCCTGCGGTTGCCACAGACCGAGAGCGGCGACCGGCTGGCGGCGGCGCTTGGCATCCCCGGACAGGCGATAGGTGCGGTGGCGGGCGGGATCGGCGACCTGACCGGAACCCGCGAAACGCTCGGGCCGGCCGCGACGATTGCCGGCGACGTGCTGCCGTTCGCGGGTGGTGCGGCGACGGCAATGCGGAGGCGTACGATCCCCGGTGCCAGTGCGGCGACCCCGGCGGCGGTCTCCGCCCGGTCTGCCGGGTACAGGCTGCCGCCCGAGGAAATCAGCGAGTCCCCGAGCGCAACGTCGCGCCTGCTGTCGGGCGACTCCGGGAAGATCAAGAAAAACCAGTCGTTTTCGGTGGACAACCAGAAGAACACCAACGCACTCGCGGCGAAAGCAGTGGGGCTGAAGCCCGGCACCATGTTGACCGAAGCGGCCTATGAAACCGCCAAGAAGCCGGCCATCGAGGCATACGATGCAGTCAAGACCGGAACCCCCGAGACGGTGCTGAGCGCGGACCCTGCGTTTCGCAGTGCGGTTGAGGGCGTCGGTATTCGAAACGCCGAGATGGAACGCGCCTTCCCCGAGGCTGTCCCGAACCCTCACGTCGCGGACCTGAAGGCGACGCTGCTGCGCAACCCCATCACCTCAACTGACGCGGTGATGAAGAAGATCGCCGACCTGCGCGCTGATGCCGGGCGGAATTTCCGCAAGGAAAACGACCCCCAAATGCACCAGCTTGGCTTAGCTCAGCGCCAGGCGGCGAATGTCCTTGAGGACGCGATCGAGCGGTCAATTGGCTACGGCCCTGAGCGCACGGCGGCGTTCGCCAAGGTCAGCGAGGCAACGCAGGCGGTCGAGAACGCGAAGGCGGTTCTCGCCGGCCAGAGAAATGTTCAGACAATCGGCATGCCGGCCGCACAGGCGGCGCTCGCGGCGGCCGAGGCGGATTTGAAGGCGAAGATGGGGACGCTGACCCCGGCCGATACCGCCGCCGCGCAGGCGACGATCAAGAAGTTTCAGAACGCTCGCCAGTTGTTCGCCAAAATCTATGACCTTGAGGATGCGACCAATCTGGCAAACGGCGACGTTCTCGCCCGTCGGGTTTCCGCGCTCCGCAGGACGCGGGACCGCCCCCTCACCGGCGAAATGAAGTCGATCGCGGACGCATACGATTCGTTCACCAGGAACATGCAGTCGCCGGCGGCGTTCGGCGGGGTGGAGGCTTTCAGCATACTGGACCTCGTTGCTGGCGCAACGGCGGTCGGGGCGGGGCATCCGCTGGCCGGCGGGATCATCGCGGGGCGTTATCCTGCCCGAAGCCTTCTGCGCAGCGATTGGATGCAGAACCGGATGTTCAACCGGCCGACGCACGGAGCGAATCCGAACACGGCTGTTCCCGCTGCTGCGTTGGCGATGCCGCACGAGGACGACGGCCTATCCCGCGCCTTCGAGTATCAGCGGTGATCGACCCGAATGGGGATCGATTGGGTCGCCGGTAGACCGCCCCCGTGTGGGTTGTCTCTCACATCTGCGGCTGGCTCCGGCTTTAGGGCAGTCTCACGAAATACCTTGCGAATGCGCTTCCAAGATTTCTTTGGGAGGGGTGGCAAATCTTCGCGCCAAGAACCGCCGATCATTTGTTGGAGACCTTTCGCATCGGTGGTACAAAAGGCGCGCGGCGGCCGGCGGGGTGAGACCCCCCAACCGGCCGCTGGATACTCAGTCGTGGTAGCGACCTGAGCATCGTGTTGGTGCTATAGCACATCAAAGCGTGCCGTACAACGCACCAATATCGCCGATCGCCGCCCGCAGTACCGGCCTCCTGCCCTTGAAGGCCGGCGGAGCAAACGCACACGGGGGCGGGCACTTTTCCCGGCAACGGGCTTTCCGACCGCTGAATTTCCAACGCCAGCTAGGATTTCGGGCAACTCCACGACGACCCTTGCCTTTCAGAGCGTCCGGCGCTTAACGGCCAAACGGTCATAAAGCCGGGACAAGCGGGTGGCCTCCGATATCGGGCAGTGGAGCTATACCCTCGAAGCTGGTATCCTTGCCCCTCGCAAGGCAAGGATTCGGAAAGGGAAGGTGTGTCCGCATCACCGGAGTTCATCGCCCAGACGCTGGCCCGCGCGGAGAGGGTGAGAGGGGCGTTCCCCTCTCTTGGGCGCGCGGCATCTGTGGAACTGGTGCTCGCCCTTCAGGAAGCCGAGCCGGAGTGGGTTGTCGCCGAGAGAATTAGGGGCGTCAATGAGTCCGTGGGCAGCGGCGCTCCGTCGTTTCAAGACCTCTACAATTTATGCCGAAATGCCATCCCTTTGCCCAACGCAGACCTTCGTGACGCCGTTATGGCTGCGGCGGGTTGGCTGTGACGGACCCCCTGCTCGCCCGCCTCGACAAATACGTGATTTCGCTGCTGGACGAGGCCGAGCGCCCCGATTGCGGCGATGCGCCAAAAGGTGATACACAGGAACCCTCGGAGGAAGGCCCCGGTTTGGCGCGCCCTGCGGTGTCTCTTGAGACCCGGATCGCGTTGCTGAAAAGCTGCACCCAATACATGCAGATGCGTTCTGGCAAGAAGCCGCCGGACGACGAACCCGAGGAGCCTGCCGAAATTGACGGATTCGTTACAAGACTTCGGCCCAAGAACCGAACGGGTCGCCGTTGAGGCGATCCCCGACCGGCCGCGCCGCCCCCCGTTGCGTGCCGTCGATCCGCCGACCGAACCTGTCCCGATAGCGGGATCACCGCCCCCGCCGCCACAGACCGTCTACGTCCCCCAAAAGCCCACCATCGGCGACCAACTGCACGCCGCGTTCGTCGCCATCGCGCGCATCCTCGCCGTGCGGTTCCAACTGCTGCTGTCGCTGATCGGTGCGTTCGTCCTCGCTGTGCTGGCGATGCAGTGGCAATCGGCGGCCGGGCTCTACGTGCTGGTCGCGTTCTGCGCCGGCGCGGTCGCGCCGCTGGTGTGGCTCGAATTTTCCGGTCGGCGCCGCTGAAGGAGGCGATAGCCCCATGAAACTCGTCGGAGCCAGCGGCCAACAGACCCGCCACCCGTTCTATGACGCCTCGGGGACGATCGGCACCGGCGGGACGCCGCAACTGCTGTTGCCGGTCGCCAAAAGCCGCTCGATGCTGCTGGTGATGAATCTCAGCACCGCCGAGATGTTCATCGAGTTCGGCGCCGCGCGGGCGACGTGCTCGCTGACCAACGGCAAGGTAACGGGGTTCTCGATCACCAACGCGGGCTTCGGCTACACCGTGCCGCCGGTCGTCGAACTGCTCGGCGGTGGCGACGGCGGCAACCCGTCGTATCTCGGCGTCGGCCAGGCGGGCTACCCCGCGCCGGGCGATGCGGGCAACACGTCGGGCCGGTGGACCGACCTCTCGGGCAAAAAGCCCGCCAAGGCGCATGCGGTGCTGACCGGCGGCGCGGTGACATCGTTCGAGATCGAAGACCCCGGCGCCGGCTATGCCGCAGCGCCATACGTCTTTATGACCAACGACCTGCGAGACCCCATCGGGGCTGCGATCCCCAGCGCCACGTCGGGGATATGGGTGCTGTCGAGCGGCGGCAGCTACTACGTCAACGGCACGGCCTGCCCGACCGACCAGGTGTCGATCTTCTGCGCAACAGGCTCGACAGCCTTTGCCTGCAAGTGGATGGATTAAGCCGCCATGACCAATGCCGTCTACGTGGATGGGGGGCCATCGGTAACTGGCGACAATCTCAACACGTTCCCCCAAATCTGCAATACGTTCAGCGACATGCGCGCCTTTATCGGCGTCGATGGCATGGCGGTCGTCGTCAAGGGCGGCGCCGCAGTCGGCGACGGGAACGGCGGCTGGTTTTATTGGAACTCCGCGGCGACCGCCGCTGACGACGACCTGTCCGTTATCGTCCCGAATGGGAGCGGGCCGGGCGCGTGGCTGCGCCAACCGTTTTTGATTTGGCCCCCCGCGCTGCCGTCGCTGGCATGGTTCGGGACAATCGCGGAACTCCGAGCGGCGACGATCCCGACCACGATCTCGTTTGTCATGGTGACGGGATATTACGTCGCCGGCGACAAGGCGGCCTCGATTTATGGCTACCAGGCGACTTCCACCGCGGCCGATGACGGTGGGGCTATCATCAAGCCGACCAGCATCGACCCTGGCTCGGCGGGTCGGTGGCAGCTATTGCCGCAGCAACAAAACCTGTACGTCGATGTCTACGGGGCGCTCGGCACCGGGCTCGATGAGCGGTCGCAGATACAGGCGGCCTTCGAGTACGCCTATTCGAACGCACTCCGACTGTGCTTCCTCGGCAAGACGTACCGGGTGGGCGAGCACCCTGACGGCGGGTATTGCATCCGTAACCGCGGGGCCTCGTTCGTCGGGGAAACCCGCAACCTCACGGTGCTCGGGCCGCTCTCCACGGTATCCAGTTCGGCGACCCTGTTGCAAATCGTGGCCGACGCGGGCGCATATCTCGAATTTATGGAGGTCGGCGACATCATCCTGACCCCGCTCGACCAGAATGCGGCGGCGCGCTGCGGAAAAGCAATGCACATCGTCTTTGGCGGTCAGGATGGTCTGACACAAAATTTCAACAAGTTGGACATGCACGGGGTCTATTGCCTGCCCGGCGGCCTCGATATCTCGATGAAGATCGAGAACAACCCGACCATCAACATTCAAGGAAACCCATCGAACTCGATAATCCATCACTGCGCCTTTTGGGAGGGCATCGAGCTATCCGAGGCGGGCGACAGCGTTGTCTTGGACGAAACGATCATCCGTTCGACAATCGGGAGCGGACGCACCGGCGTCAAGGTCTACGAAGCGGACACATCCGGCAATGCCGCTCTTTTCCACATGAACGATTGCAACATCGACGCCGATGGTGGCGCGTTTTTCATGGCGAGCGGGCGTCTGCCAAAGCTCACCAACAACAACATCGAGCAGTCGCATGGCGCCGGGACCGTCAACGGCGCGGTCGTCGATTTCGATGGGTCGAGCCAGCCGATGCCCTTCCCCGAATTGCATGGCAACCATATCGGCATTTTCGGCACGGCGACCGTCACCAAGGCTGTGCGGATCGGCCGCTGCATCGGCGCGGACATCGACGACAATACGATCAGGTCCGGCCGCGGCGATGGATCGCCAACGGGCGCGGGCATCTACATCGAGAACAATGCTCAGTACACCAACGTCGGCATGAATGAGATCGCGGTCAGCGCGACGACGTTTACCGCCCAAGTAGTTGAGGTTGACGGTGCGACGCCGGGTGTTCCGGGCGCAGTCGCGACGATGGGTATTTTCCGGTCTCCGGTGCTGGAAAACAGTTGGGAGAACATGGACGACGTGATTACCGCCGCCAGTTGGGCCAGCACCAGCGGCGGTCAGGTCACGTACACCACCACTACCCCGCACGGCCTCGGCGTTGGCGTCGGGTTCGTGATCGGCGGAATGACGCCGACCGGCTACAACGGGGCGTTCGTGACGATTGCCGGAACGGCCGGGAGCACTCTGGTCGCGGTGATGACCACCGATCCCGGCGTGGCGACCGTCCTGGGTGTACAGGTCATCCAGCAGCACGCCTATTTCACCCGCGCCAAGACCGGCCAGGTCACGATCGGCGGCTCGGTCAGGAACGGCACGCTCACGGACACCGTATTCGTCCTGCCGGCTGGCTACCGGCCGCCGGGCGCGATCGTCAGCACCGTGCAGAAGGCGGCGGGGACCGCTGGCTCGGTATCAATCGACACGGCCGGCATCGTCACGGCCACTGATTTCGACGCCACCTGGACATCGCTCACGGGCATCACATTCCTCGCTACCGGGGCATCGCTGATCGACCTCGACGTGTGATGGCCCGCGCCTTTCACCTGGGGAAATAGAGGGGAACGTCCGATGCGCGCTCTGTTCGCCGCCGTTTTTGCGTTTCTGACGCTGCTGTCCGGGGCAGCGGACGCGCAACCGACCCCCGGCGGATCGCCCGGCATTGTCAAAATATCCACCGTCACGATTACGACGCCGGCCTCATACATCGACTTCCCACTGTCAGCGCGATATTCGTACTTCAAGCTGGAATGGCACGGGCTGTTTCTGGACGCCGAGGACTATCCCATCATGGCGTTTAGTCAGAACGGCGGGGTCAGCTTTGTAAATGACCTGGTGAACCATGACAGCTACTTTGGGGGTTTGGTTGCGAAAACTATTAAACCTAGCACATCGGCAGTTGCCGATGGTGATTACACCGCAAATCAGTCAGTGATTGATCCACTCCCGTATCAAGGTGTGCAATCTGCGGTAAAGCACGGGATGACGGGAGAGTTGACCATCGTTCCTGGTACGGCGACCGATCTGGCGAAGGTTTCTGGTCCGATAAGGTCTTTTGATCTCGATGGAGCAAGTGTGTTTACGGTGACGAGCGGAGAGATTTCTGGTGGCTTCAACCCCAATGCGACGGTTGCTCCGTCCTTCACCCCGATCACCACACTTCGGTTTTTGCCGAGCGGCACCTACAACGTCAACGCCCCGGTGGGAGGAACTATCGTGGCAGGGGTGTTTACCCTCTATGGATACTTGCCGTGAGGGCTCTCTTTCTCGCCGCCGCCATCGTTCCGACTATTAGTTTAGCAGGTAATGATGGTATCGACTACAGCGCCAACCCAGTGTCTTTTGCTGGTCTCGCGCTCGTCGTGACTATCCCTGCGAATGAGCATCGTCTCGGTGTTGAGCTTATGGTTTCTTGCGCGGCCGGGGCAATTCTTGTCCTGGATGATGCGGCGGAAAAGGGAACTCCCACGGCGTACCCGATGGCGGGGGCTTCAGCCAATGGCGCACAGGGTTCGGTGTTCACGACCGATAAGCACACCGGCCGAGTGCGGGTCTATTCGAGCAATACACAATGCGCGATACCGGCGAGGGCGTGGTGAATGACAATGTTTCCTCAAAGGACGAACGGCATCCTCGTGCCCGCTTTACGAATGCCACCGTGCGCCGTATCAGGCGCCAACGGGAACAAGGACAAGGCACAACGGAACTGGCTCTTATCTTGGGCTGCTCCCGAGACACGGTTTGGCGGATCATCAGTCGTAAGAGTTATTCGGGAGTTGTTTGAGGCAGATGTCCGGCCGTCCGTCGGCGTGCGGGGCGGTTGAGCGATGACATCACACGGGGAAAACCCTCGGATGATGGTGCGGCAGCGCGATTGGCTCGGGCACGCGATCCAAGTGCTACTGCTGCTTGCGACGATCGGGTTGCCCCTTGCGTATTGGGCGATCACCACCAACGCGACGATGGCGCAGATACTCACCCGCTTGGAGCGCCAGGAAAAAGACATTTCGGATCAGCGCCAGGATCAGCGCGTCGTGACGCAAAATTTGGTTGACGCCTCAAAGACCCTCGCCCGGATCGACACGCAACTTGAAATTTTCAGGGAGAACCGGGCCAATACGAAGCGATGAGAATGCTGGCATGCTGCGTCCTGTTGTCCGTCCTGATTGCGTGCGAGCAACCCGCGCTGCCGCCAGCGAGCGCGACGCGCGCTGGATCGGAGACGGTCAAAAGAGAGCCCCCGCACAAGGAGCGACAGAGACAGATCGACAGCATGCTGTTGGAAATCCGTCGCCTGCGTCTGCTGTTGGAGAGGAAGGATAACAGGCAATGATCGCCGCTTGGGCCGTCTTGTTCCTGTTGATCTGCATCCCGGCAGGCGCTCAAGACCCCGTGCCGGGGCGGCCTGGCATCGGCGTTGATGCTCGTGGCGGTCAGGTGATCGACCCGACCGAGAACGTGAAGGCGCTCTCCGAAGCGGCCAACAAGCGGCAGGATGACCTGCGGACCGCCGAGGGCAAGTATCAGAACGCGATGCGGGACGCCGAGACGCGCCGGCTCAACGAGTTGGCCGCGCAGAAGCAGATTTTCGATCTGGAACTGGCGAGGGTCATCCGCGCGAACGTGGACGCATCCTCGATGCTGCTGGCGACGCAGTTGAAGGAGGTCAAGACCGACCTCTCGGAACGGACAGCAAAGTTAGAGCAATTCCGGTGGGAGAGCGGCGGGCAGAGCGGCGGGCGGGGCGACATGCTGGGGTGGATCGTCGCCGGGTTGATGCTGCTGATCGCGCTCTCGACCCTTGCCCTCAACGCGTTCAAGGGGCGGGCGCCGTGACGAACGAGCACGAGTTTGAACCGCTGAGCCAGCGTTGCGTCCACTGCGGCACCACTTCTGTCCACCATGCGCGCGTCGCTCAACCGTGCGTGCCGCAATGGGGGAAAGAGGCATTGCGGCCCGAGCCGGCGCGTCGGGAATACGCGGTGGAGGATGCTGCAACCATCTCCGCGCGGATCGCCGAGTTTCGCGCGGAACGTGATATGATCCTCAACGCGCCAGCAAAGGATGAGGCGATATGAACCCGTCACAGGAACAGATCAACAGCGCTTGGCGCACGCTCATTACCGCGGCCGGTTCCTCGCTCGCGACATGGGCCGTCGCGAAGGGCTGGATTTCCCAGGCACAGGTGACGGCGATCTTGTCAAATGAGCAGTTTATCAGCACCGCGACGACGCTGGTGCTGATGGCCGTCGGCTCGCTCGGCGTGGCGGCATCCGGCACCTGGGGCGTCATCACGCACAAGCAGGCCAATCTGGTCGCCACGGTTGCGAAGATGCCGGAGGTCGCGAAAGTGGAGACGATGCCGACCGCCGAGGGGGTCGCTCTGGCGGATGCCGCGACCGCTGCGGCACCGATGCCGGGGGCGCTTGTGACGGTGGCGAGGCGCTAAAGATGCCCGGTGATCGGCATCAGCCCCTCCAACGATCGCGACAGCGCGCCAATCAGACCCGCGCGTTGTCACGATCGTCAGCAGCCGGCGTCGGGCGCGGCACGATCACGTCCGTTTCCGTCCGAAATGGATTGGCTGCGGCGGCGTCGCTGTCGCTTGGGCGCAGGGCTGGCCGCTCCATCTGCTCGCGCAGAATCTCGTCCATCAGGCGCCGCGCTTCCGCCTTGCTGATTTTTGGCATCGGTGGCCTCCTTTGGAACTTCATCGTCCTTAGATAACGCTTCAAACACCAGATCCGCAGGTCTTGCCATCTCGAATCTGGCATAGCGGCCAAGCGCCGCCACCAGTTCCTGTTCGGCCTCATTGGCCCCGCGAACGTTCTCAAAGAGGCTTTCGGCCTCGTGTTGATCAATAACAAACGAGTGTGAAGAGTATGTTTCCGCAAGCGCCTTTAGCGTGTCTGGCTTCAGGTTCTGCGACTTGAGGGCGAGCCGCTTGCCGTACTCCGTGGCGATCCGCATCGATCGCGACCGAATGTAGTCACGAATAATCTTATAAAAGGAAAGCGTCGCACGTCCCTCAAGGTCTGGAAAAAGCAACCGCCGCGGCGCGTGGAATCGATGCTGATGTGTTTCTGTTCAATGGCGGCGTCCAGCGTGGCCGCGACCTCGACTGTAGGATCCGCGAGACGGTGTCGGCCGCCGAGCTGGCCGACATCGCGCTCTCTGAGAAGCGAATTGAGGATGCTGGCGTTCGTGCTACCTTCGTCGGTCGGTTCCTTGTCCGCCTCGATCAGATGGCGCTCCGTGGCCATGTCGAGCGGATCAAAGACGGACAGGCAGTGCGTTGGAAACTAAAGAAATAATAACGGGGTAGAATGCACGAATCCCAGCCATGCAAAAAACGCACTTGACACACGCAAATTTAGCATTAGGTATATAGAGATGGATTTAAAACTTGATTAATATAATCAAGTTTAGACCCATCTCGTCACTAAAAACAAGGTCATTAGATTGACTCCGTAAGGCTATCAGGAAAGGAGTCATCATGTCATGCCCAAATTTTCCACAGCGGAGGCGTTAGAGCATCTTGGCGGGTCCGCAGCCCAAATTGATCGAGAGCTTCGTTCTTTTGTTGAAGCAGCGAAGGTGCTTTCCAGCAACCATCCCCGGATGATCAATGACCATCCGTATAAATGGGTGGCCGTTTTTGAAGGAAATGTAAGCGCAGAAGCGCGGGGCCTCCCCGACCTTCTTACGAAGCTGGACAAAAAGCGCGTTCCCCGCGAGAAGGTCATCATCCGGTACATTGACAGACAGCTGGTCTATATCCTGATCGGGCTTCTTGGCTGGGGCGTGTTCGGCGCGCCGATCAGGTGAGGGTATGGACTCCGCGCGGCTCGGCGACGATCCTCGCGATCGTGGTCGCCTGCGCGCTAGTCGCCACATGCACGATCATCTTCTACCAGCCGGAACCGCAACAGGAGTTTGTTGAATGAGCCTGCACCCCTCGACGTTTCAATATCTCAAACCGACCGATGCGCAACTTGAAATAATGGCGCACGTCCGAGCGGAATTTGAGAGCCTTGCTACCGAGATCGACGGCATCGTGCCGGACGGTCCCGACAAGACCTATCTGTTGCGCCAGCTTCGCGATTGCGCCATGTGGGCCAACATCGCGATCACCCGCAATCCAGACGGGAGCCCCCGGACATGAACCGCATCCTCGCCGCCGCCGCCATCACTCTCATCCTCGCGGGTTGCCAAGGTGGCGCCCAGCAGACCGGCATCGACCTGGCGCAAGACTACGCCGTTGGCAGCGTCCGCAACCTATCGGCCGGCGATCTGGCGGCGATCAAGGACACCTGCGTCGCCGCCGCCCCGTCACTGATCGCTGCGACCGGCGCCGCGGCACCGAAAATGGTCCGGGATGTCGCGGTCTACCCCTACGCCTATTGCGAACAGATGCTCAGCGGATCGACCGGAAATGCCGACCAAAGCTCGCTGACCTGGTTGCCGCAAGTCTTGGGCTATGTCCAGATGGCGGCGCGGATCGCCGGCATGGTGCTTCCGGTAGTGCTGTCGCTGTTGTGACCGATTTCATCGGTCCTTGGCGGCCATCGCCTTACCTGCCGCCGGCCCCGAAGCCTCGGCCGACTCTCGAAGAACGGGCGGTTGATGCGCTTGAGCGGATCGCCGCGGCGCCGCGGCCGAAAACGCTCTGGGGCAGTCTCATGGAGGCGTGGCAGCGTCCGATCCCGAAATGGTGACGGATCACGCCGAGGCCGTCCGCTTCATCATGCGGCTGCCGCCGGTCGAGCGCGCTAGGCTGACGGCAGGATTAGGGATTGAGGGGGCGGCTCGGGCGGATGACGAGCGCAATGCCGGCGGTGCAGATCGCGCGGGGCGCGAAGCTGACGCTGAACGCGCTGGCCGGCGGCTATGCGCGCATGCTGGGGAAGGGCGGCTCCCTCGGTGACGAGGCGGAAAGCGGGCTCTACCGGGTTCTGATGGAGGGTTTGGAATCCTGCCTCGGCCGCATGGCGGTGGTCGAGGAAGTGGACGCAAATGCAAATTACAGCTATACAGAGAATGGAAGGCGATACATGAAGTATGGAAGCGTTCATGGGAGACGCTGATGTTTGAAATTAGCCACAATCAACTTAAGAAATTATTTTATTACGATGCCGGAACAGGAATTTTCGTTCTACTGAGCGGCAGATATAAGGGGTGCGAAATAGGGGGCTTCGGTCAGACGGATATCTGGCCGTAAGCGTTGAGTGGCTCCGACATCCCAGATCCTTCAAGTGCCCACCACCTGAAGCGTAGTCGCACATTCAGCCCAAAAACTCAAGTGTGTACCGCGGATCACTTCAGCGAAGGTGGGGACCAAACCTTGCTACCCCATATATCGAAGAGGGGACCGGAGTTTCACAGGCGCTTTCTCAGGGCGTACCGGTATATGATCGGTCCGGAACTCAAAATGTGGGTGGCCGTGGTCTGGACCAAATGTACCGCAATCTCACCGATGCTCTCAAGACGCGGATAGATGCGCTATGACAACGCACGCCAGCGCAAGACCGCGAGCCATGCGGCGCGCCATTCAGGACAGGATATCAAAGCCTGAACTGCTTCGTAATATGGATGCAAAAGCGGTCGAAGAATTTATCGCTGATGACCTAAGGACTAAGGCTGAACTCATTGAGTTAGGGACTATGCGCTTTTCTATCCCTCGCTCCAACCTGATGAGAATGCGAATCTCGGACGTCCGTGCCGCTATTAGTGCTGCGCTCCTGCACGAGAAATCGATTCAGGTGATCGGCGATGAAGCGATCCGAAGCGGGACTGATCGGAAATCCTAACCCCTATGACGCTCGCTCGTCTTCCGAAGACACGATGATTACCGATAAAAAAGATGGGGATGCGCTGTGAGAACCCCGCGCTCCTGCTGGTGGATTCTGGTCGGCGTGGCGCTCTGTTTCGCGATCCCGATTCTGCTGACGCTATTGCCCGAGGATGGTGATCGCGGGCGCGGTGGGGCTGGCGTGGGCCGCATCGTGGGCCGTGACCCCTACGGTTGCTAAATGGCTGACTTGACGAGCCCGCCACACGCCGAGGCGATCCGCTTCATCATGCGCCTGCCGCCGACCGATCGCGCTCGGCTGACGGCAGGGCTAGGGATCGAGGGGGCGGCGGCGATGCTGGCCGACTACGCGGCTACGCGCCCCGGTGGAGCGCCGCCTGAACCTCGTCGTAACGCTCGACCGCGCCAGCCTTGAGGACGAGTAGGGCGCTTTCGTTCGCCATCTTGATCCGGTTGCGGCGCAAGGCGTCGCCCGGTGCCTCGGCGATCATCGCGAGCAGTTGCCGGGCGACGTGATCCAGATCGGGTTTGCGCGGCAGTGGGACGGTCAGGTTCTCGGGGCGCGGGTTGCCGAGTAGATCAGCGGGCGGCTCCGAACGTGATGCGGCATCCCCCGCCGGCACAGGGCCGTCAATCCCATTCGCGTCCTCCTGTGTTTGCTGCACCGGCGGAGAATCGGTTGTGGCTTCGGCGGGGGGAGGCGTGCCCGGCGTGGCTTCCTCCCCCCCTTTGACGGACGCCGCCGCCATACCATCCGGGGTCTGTCCCGGATGACCGACCTCTTGCTTCGGTGCCAGTTCGGCGTAAAGCCGCTCGATGGCCCGCGCGTCATCTTCAAGCCCATCCTGCCCGAGCGACACGATGAAGGCGGCGTTGTTCTCCCACGCCGTCGCCAGCATCGCCGGGTCGGCGGCGCTCGCGATCAGTATCTTGCGGCACGCCTCGACGGCCTTATCGGACATCTCGAACTCGTAGACCTCGCCGGCGGCGTCGAATACCTCCCACGGGATCGGCTGGGTGAGATCGGCGCGTGCCGCCTCCTGGATAGTGCCCTGTGCGGGCGTTATGTCGATGACCTCGCCTTGCACTTCGTCGGGCGAATAGATGCCGAGCAGAACCTCGGGCAGATACCGCCGCGCCCACGCGCGGGTGCTGTAGTACGCGAGTTGCTGGTCGGGGTCGCCCTGCCAGAGCGGCGAGTTTTTGACGGCGATCTGCGCGATGGTCGGGGACTCGTACTCGAACGGCTCGTCCTCGCCGCGCACCCATCCGGTGACGATGCATTTGCGCTGCTGGCCGGCGCCTTCGTATCGGGACCGCAGGCGCCGCGCGAGCATCGGCGAGTTGTGGACGATGGCGTTGATAAGCTGCGCCTCGTAGGCGATCTGCGTCCCGGCCTTGCCGGTGGTGATATACGCCTTGTTGGCGACCGCGAACGGGTCCGCGCCCCAGCGGAAGGCTTGGAGGCACAGCGACAGGCACGCGCCCGCATTGCCCCGAAAGGCTGGACGGATGCAGTCGCCGGCCACGGCCATGAGCTTCGCGAACTCCATCAACTCGCCCATGTTGCGGGGCGCGATTGTCATGGTGCCGGCACCGCTGACGATGGACAGTCCACCCGCAACCTCGCGGTCTATGCGCTTCTCGATCTGCTGCGATTTCACGTCGTCAGGCATGGTCATTTCCTCTCGCACTCGTATGACGGTGGCACACGCATCTGCATCTCGTTGATGCGCCGTTGCAATTCGGCTTGCCGCATTGCAACCTCAATTTGGCTCATGGCCGGCCCTTGTGGGAACTCCGGCGGCATCGCCGGGACATCGGCCGGGCCGGTCACAAGCTCCCACGCAGGACGATGAGCGGCAGAGTTGGGGGGGCCGATTATTCGGTTCCGGTTCCACCGGCACGCGCTCGCCTCGAACCCGCGCGCCTTGAGCCAATCGGCCAGCATCGTGACCTCGACACCGCGCGTCGCCACGTCGTAAATCGGGATCGGCGTCTTTTCGGGTGTCTTGCACAGGATCGCGAGGCCGATGACCGGCTGCGCGTTGACGCCGGTAAACGTGATGTCGCCGCGCTTTATCTCGGCGATGCCGCGCCCCTCGTCCATGCCGAACGCTGCCATCGTGCGCAGCGTCTTGATCGGGTCTGCCTCGGGCGGGAGGATGGTGATGGTCAAAACGGCATCTCCGTAACGGGTACGGCGGCAACGGGGTCTTGGGGCAATTCCGGCAGCGCCAGCGGATCATAATTGACCAAGTGAGCCTCGCTGATAAACGGCTCTTGCTCGGCGGCTTGCCGCCACGCCTCTTTGTAAGGGAATTATATATTTAACTTCCTCGGTCACAGCATCGGCTCCAAAGCCGCCGGTCGCGGCGGTGCGCTGCCGATTGCTAGGCGTGGTTGGTTTGCCTCCGCTTCGATCCGCCTGCAGGCGATATCGAACCAGCGCTCTTCGATCTCAATACCGATGAATTTGCGGCCGAGGCGCAGGGCGGCAACGCCAGTGGTGCCGGAGCCCATGAAGGGGTCGAGGATTGCACGGCCTTTAACGCGCTCGATACACCAGGCCATCAGCGCGATCGGCTTCTGGAACGGATGCGCGGTCTCATCTCCGAACGCGCTGCCGGTGAATTCCAGGCGCCGGCGGCCGCTGCTATCGGGCGCATGCAGCGCATAGACCCCATGCCCGCCCCGCTGCCAGCCGATCTCGGCATCCGACAAGAAGCTGCCGTAATGCTCCTGATAGCGCTTGAGCCAGATCAGCGTCGAGCCGATCGGCAGTTTTTGCGCGTAGTGATTTGCGCCCCAGAGGATGACCTCATCAAAGGTGAGCCATGGCGCCGGATCGAAGGAGGCGGCGTCGCCGGCGATGGACCGATCGTCCCTCCCTGTTCCCCGCCGAATCGTGCCGCCCGTGAAGCGCCGGCTGTCGGTATCGAAATCCATGCCGTAGGGCGGGTCGCTAATGACCGCTAAATCAGGGGCGCGTTCCTGTGCCAGCCCGATCTGCTGGATACAATCCCGACAGTCTCGGAGATACAGCGTCGCATCGCCGATCCGTTCAACGCGCGAGGAAGTCATCTATATAATTCCCCTTTGTAATGCTTCTGTTCGACCTCGATGACGCGGGATGCGATTTCAAGCAGCAGGATCGCGTCGCGCGGCTCCACGACGTATTTGCGATAGCCGATCTCGACCAGCATCACCTTCACGCCACCGGCCTCCGCTTAGCCGCGCCGACCTCGGCAGCATCGCGAACCTGGGCAACGAACGCCTCGACGTGCTCGGGCATAAGATGGGCCTCGGCGATCGTGTTGCCGTCCTGATCGCACATGATGACGACGGGGCAGCCGTACTCGCAAACGTCGGCACGCATGAACGCGGCCTTGAGCGGGAGACGGCGCGGGGCACTCATCGCCGGAACCTCGTTGCCGCCACTTCCTTGACCTCGACGCCCGGTATCTCGACCTTCGCCCGCGTCAGCCGAGCGACGAGCGGGCTGATTGCCTCGATCAGCGCGGCAGACTGATTTTCGAGCATCCATCGCAGGCATAGCCCAATATTCGTCACGGTCGGAACTCGGGTTGTCGCTGCCGACGCCATCCCCGTCTGGGTACGAATCGGCTCGGATGGCCGGATCGTGCCGGCGTCGCTCGCCAACTTCTCAGCGCGCTCGGCGGCCTGCATCGCCTCCATCTCGGCCTTGATCGCCGCACCGGGATCACCCGCGGCTTCGGCGTCACGTTGGCGCTGCTCGGCGTCCTCGGCGACACGGCGGGCTTCGGCGGCTTCCTCGTCCCGTTTGCGGCGCTCGGCCGCGGCGGCAGCATCCAGTTGCGCCCGCCATGCGTCGAGCATCTTCCGGCACGCGGTCATCGCCGCGTCGAGTGGGTCCAGGATACCGCGCGCGTAGGCCAACTGTACCGCCGCCTTGCCGTCGTCGAACGGCCTGGCCGACTCCTTGCGCGCCGCCTCGGCCTTCTCGCGCAGGTCGCGCAGCATGCCGCCGAGCGTGGTGACCTGAGCGGCGGTTTCGGGGCTGTCAATGCGGGCAGCGTTGACGGACGCGATCAGCGCCTCCGCGCGCTCGCGCAGTGGCTTGGTGTTTTCGGCCAAGACCTCGGAAAGCGGAGGCTGATTATGCCCTATGCCTACGTCGGGCGGCGCTTGGTCGTCGGGCATCGGCTTCCTCCTGAAACGGCAGCGGCAGACTCTCTATCTCGACGGCTTTGAACGGGGCGCAACGGGGGTCATATCGGTTCTCGCGCACCGCCGCCGCGATCTCGGCGACCGCTCGTTCATATTCTGAACGGGTGATGATCCGCCCGCGCCGACCCCACACGTCGCTGACCGCGACCGGCTGGCCGCTGATGAACGCGGCGAGAAACGGCGACCGGGTGCCCCTCATGTCGTTGTCCGGCTGCCCTGGCTCGTGCGAAACCTGCACCATGACGATCCGCGCCGGCACCCACGGACAGCGCGGGCAGCAGCGGATTAGCCACAGCCCCGGTTCGGGGTGGTCGAGCACGCGCGGGCGAGGGTCATGGTCAGCCATCTGCCGGCGGTTCTGGCAGCGGCATCCAATGCGTCGGCTCGTCATAGCCGTCTCGGATTGGCGCTTGGTCCCAAAGCACCCGCCACGTCTCTTCATCGCTTTGGAACTCGCCAACGTCCGACGCTGCACCCCAATAGCCTACGACGGTCAGCGGCTCCCAATTGACATGGAGCAGCACCGGCTTGTGTTTTCCATCCTTCGGCGCGGTCTCGATCGGCCGCCAGCCGGATTGCGCGGCTGGCGGCGAATGTAGTGCCTCAAGCCCGGCAGGATTCGCCGTTGATCGCAGCATGACGCACGACACCGGATCGCACGAACAGTGCGGATACGTCGGGAAATGGCGACAATTCATCACCCGCCCCCGATCAGCACCCGCCAGCCGTACAGGCACACCAGCGCGCCCATAATGGTCAGCGCGGCGACCACCAGCGCGGCGAACAGCCCGACCAGCAGGGTTTCCCCCGGCGTCGATTGGGACAGCGCCCACTCGGGCAACGGGACATGGTCATCAAGCCGCAGCATCTCTTGCCGGCGGCGCATCGCCTCGAACGCCTCGCCGCGCTCGGATTCGGTGAGCTTCATGTTGATCCATCCTCGACGGGTGAGCGTCAGATAACCTCGTAGACGATAGTGAGTACTAGGCCACGCTCGTTGTAATGATAATCCCGGAAAGAACCCCCTCCCTCCGGTACGCTGTAGTGGCAATTCACCGGGACGAGGTGCGTCGAGATGATCCGTACACGGAATCCGGGTGCGTTTCCTCGGGCCAACGCGGGTACGGTCAGAAGATCGGCGACTAGACGATCGACGGCGGAATCAATCAGACCGGGAACGGTGTCGATCGAAACATCGTCGAGGTCTATCGCGGTCGAGATGCTATTTATGGTCGCCATTCACTCCCCCTCCATCGCGCCCAGCGCATCCTCAATCGCCCGCACACGTTGCGCGATCTTCCCGCGCCGTGGGTCGTCGAGCGGCACGTTGCCGAGGGCTTCCCACGCCGCGTCAAGCGCCTCGTTCAGCGCGGCACGGCGCGGGTCTTCGCCGGGGTTCATCGGCGAACCTGTTGGCGGCAGGCTTCGCCCACTGCGGGTTCGATTGGGATCAGTTGAAGATGCAAACCCATAGCGGCCGCCACCGCCCGCATCTTTCTTGAGTGTTCCTCGCAAACGAACGACTCGTCTCGACCGGGCCACGTGTAGCGGTAGGCCGCATCTTCCCCGCAGATAGTCAGGTCGTCAGGCATCGTCATTCCCTGTCGGTAGGAACCCTATTGCGTGCGCCCATTACGTGCCGTAGGATGCACGCCTGTCAAGAGGAAGTTTCGCAGAAAAAATGACGACAGACACCGCCCCGCCGACCAAGCGGCCCCGCAAACGCCCGCAGCCGCGCGAGCCGAAATACATCGGCCGGGTAGCGCCATCGGTGGACGACGCCATCGCCGCCATCCGCGCCTACGTCGCGTTCAAGGGCTGGGCGATCTACACCCTCGCGCACCACGCGCAACTGCCCCGGTCGTCGCTGCGCTTCTTCAATGATCCGACGTGGGCACCAAAGAGCGATACGCTGCGGGTGCTCTATACGCTGATCCCGCCCGATTTCGATCCCTCGGTCGCGCGGACACCGCCGCCGCCGAAAGAGCGCAAGCCGCAATGGCCGGTGCGCAAGCGTGATCTGCCTAAAATCCCACTGGTTTAACCCATGCTTATCCGGTTAACGCCCAACGGAGCTAGATGTTGATGGCTGACGATTACATGGACGCGATGAAACCTTGCCCCGAATGCGGTGAGGAACGATGGGCCGGACACGCCCACAAGTGCCTACCCTCTGGTTTGCTGACTTTCGCCGCCGTGACCGAAGCCAATGTGGCGCGGTGCGACCGCTGGCACAAAGGCGGCATCAACGATTGGACCCCATCTGATTGGGCCGTCGCGATGATGGGCGAGGCGGGCGAGGCATGCAACGCGATCAAGAAGCTACGCCGTGTTGAAGACGACATTGCCAATATCAGCGATCCTGGGCGGCTGTTGGCAACACGCGAAGAAGCGGTAGCGGTAATTGGCGAAGAACTTGCCGACACGTTCCTCTATCTCAATTTGCTCGCCTGTCGCCTCGGGATAAACCTCGCTGATGAGGTCGTGACGAAGTTTAACGCCACGTCGAAACGCTACGGCTTTCCCGAGCGGCTTCCTCGGAACCGCGTCTAGAGACAGTAGCCGTGGGTAACAACCGGATAAGCATGATTTAACCCCGAAAGGAACCTGAGAAGATGCCCCGAGGACGCCCGAGGAAAGAGCCGACGACGCACGGAAATGTCAATCAAGCAACTTTGCTCGAATACAACGACATGCTGACCACGGCGCTGCGCGTGAAGGCGTCGGCGGATAGCGCGGTCGCCGCCGTCTACAAGCGCGCCGAGAGCGCCGGGCTCGACCGAAAGACGCTGAAACGCGCCCACAACGACGCGCTCAAGGCGGCCAACGAGCGGCAGACCGACGAGGAACGGTATCGGCTGTATATGCGCTGGCTGAGCGCCCCGGTCGATCCCGACGAGACGGTTTCCGACGACCCCGAGGACGCGACCGAAGCGGGCGAGGCCGGCAACGGCGCGGACGCCGAGGTGATCCAGAAGCACGAGAACAACGTCGCGTTCGAGGAAGGCGTCGCCGCCGGAACGGCCGGCAGTCCGATGTCGAATTGCGGATACGATGTCGCATCCGAGGAATACCAGTCGTATTCGCTCGGGTGGAGCCAAGGGCAAAAGGCGGCTGTCGAAGCGCTCGGTGGCGCGACGCGGCGTACCCACGCTGCGGCGTGACCCTCATCACGATCACCTTGGCGGGGGTTCCACGCGGTAAGGGTCGGGGCCGGGCGGTGTCGATCCCCGGCGTCGGCGCGCGGGTCTATTCAGACCCCGCCACCGTCAAATACGAGGGGCAGTTGCGGCACGCCGCGACGCAGGCGATGGCGGGACGCCCCCCTTTGGAGGGGCCTATCTCGGTGGTCATGGACATTCGCTTTCCGGTGCCCGCGTCGTGGTCAAAGAAGGCCCGCGCCCGCGCGCTGAGCGGCGAGGCCATGCCCACCGTCAAGCCGGACGCGGACAACACCTTGAAGCTGTGCGACGCGCTCAACGAGGTCGTCTTTCGGGACGACAAGCAGGTCGTCGATGCGCGGGTGCTGAAACGGTACTCGGAGACGCCCGGCATGACGATTTGGGTCGAGCCTTATTACAGGGGGCCATCGTGAAGCTGTACATCTGGGAAGGCGAGGGTGTGCTTTCCGATTACACGAACGGGATGATCGTGGCGCTCGCGCCCGATCTGGAAACAGCGTTCGCGAAGATCGCCGAGAAGTGCGATTGGGCGGATGGCGCTTACCCGCACGCTCCGACCCAAATCGTTGATCTGGACAATCAGCCCGCCTCAGAAGCGTGGCTTGTGCATGGGGGAGGGTAGCGTGACCGACCAACTTCAAATCCTGCGCGCCGAGATCGAGGAAGACATCGCCGAGGCCGAGCGCCAGGTACACCGGCTGAATGATCGCTTGGGGGTGCTCCGGCACGTCCTCGCGCGCGTCCGGCAGGCGCAGGCCGAGCCCACTGACCCGGCGCCGACGCCCGCCGAGCCCGAACGCCGCGAGAAACGGGACATTCGGGGCACCGTGCTTGCGATCCTCACCGAGCGCGGGACGCCAATGTCGGCACCGATGATTCGCAGCCTTGTCGAGCAGCGCATCGGCGAACTGACCGATTCGGCGCTCGCTCGGTCGCTGACATCGCTGGTTGGCGACGGCAAGGTGGTCGAGCGCGACGGGGTGTTCTCGTTGCCGCCGCCTGCGACCGAGACGCCCGCCGTATCGAAACTCGGCATCGGCTTCCTCACCGACGCGGAGGCAGCCCAATGAGCCGCGGCATCTGCGACGAGGCCAAGGCACGCCTGGCCGCCACCTTTAATTCGGCTGCGTTCTGGTCAGGCTGCATCGCCGCCCGCAGCACCGAGGACCGCCAGCGCCACGACGAGGGCATTGCCCGTCTGCGCGCGCTGCGCGAGGCGGCGGAATCGGGTCAGGACGTGACGGCGATGCCCGAGTTCGACCGCTGGCTGGCGTACTGACGTGGCCGAGGCAGGGGTGTGGTTGCCGCCCACCGAGCCCCGGCGCTCGCTGGCGCATGATGACCCGCTCCCGCCGCCGCCGTTCGTCGTGAGCCTCTACCTCGGTCCCAACGGCTACGAGAGGCCCTACGTCGTGCGCTCGATGGCGACGGGGCAGGGCGTCGCCGGACATATAGACTGCAAAGCGGCGGCGTTCGCAATCGCCGATGCACTCAACGGAGCAGCAGCGCGTGGATTTCTCGGGATCGAGTAACCCGCTCGCGGTCGGCATCGAGCACGTCCTGTGGGCGCGCTCAGCCGGGTTCACGCCCGCCGAGGTCGTCGCCTCGGTTGGGGGCTTCCCTGATCGCAACGAGACATGGGAACGCGCTGCGTGCATCGTGCAGCGGGTTTGGGAGGCTTGCCCCACGGCAACCTCTGCGCATATTATACGAATCGAGCGCGGGCCAGTCTGAGGCGACGGCTTCAGATTTGACCCGGTTGCGCCGCTTCAGCCCCGGCCTCTTTCATGGTCGTTGGCCCGCGCTCGATGATATTCCTCGGGCTGAAGGGCTGGCAACGATATGTCCGTTTCCCTTTATATAATTGCGGCCAAATTACGGTCGGACGATGATGACTACCCGTTTAATTTATGTAAGATAGGAATAAGTAAAAATGTTAGGTTACGGCTACGTAACCTAAAAACATCAAGCCCATATCCTCTAAAAATATATTCTATTTGGGATTGCGGAAGTTTGCCTGTGGCGCTGGCGGCTGAGAGAATTACTCACAAGCGCCTAAATAATTTTCGCGCGCATGGGGAATGGTTCCATTTGCGCCCGGAGATTGCTGATTATGTCATTCAGCGATGGTGTTGGGATGTAGCGTTGCGGCTGGGTTACGACGTTCAACCGCAAGATCGGGATTTCCCAACATGACAATCGCGGCGCTGGCGTGGGCCTTCGATACTAGGTGCCCATCCCCGGCCGCTAAACTTGTCCTTTTGGCTTTGGCCGATGCGGCTGACCAGGATGGCGTTTGCTGGCCCTCACAGGGGCGGATCGCTGATCGTTGCGGTCTCACAAGACAATACGTCAATCAGGTTTTAGCTGATTTGGCGGCATGTGGAATGGTTGTGGTGGTCACAAGACAGCGACCCAATGGCTCGACCGCATCATGTCAGTATCGTCTTCAAATGGAAGATCATCCGGCACCCGCTGGGAAGGTGGTGTCAACTAATCTGACACCCCCTGTCAACCCAGAAGACACCCCCCTGTCAACCCAGAAGACACCCCTAATCTCTCAGAAAGAACCTACAGAGGCTACGCCTCTGGTTAAACGCGCGCGCGCGAGACAACCTTTTCCCCCGGACTGGGAGCCATCCGATCAAGGTTTCGCTTACGCCGCCAACCGAGGGAATAGCGCCGAATGGATATCGCGTGAGGGGCAGAGATGCCGGGATTATCACGCCAGTAAGGGTAACTTATTTGCCGACCTAGAAGCGGCATGGCGAACATGGGTAAACAATGCGCCGGGTTTTGCCCGGTCAAATGGCAACGGACACGCTAACGGCAAGCAATCCCCGGTCACAAACCTCTACGAAGGAGCGATGCGTGCAGCAGACAGGCTCGACGAAATCGACCAACAGGGCCATCGCCGCAATGGTGTCGCGGCTTCTTTCCCACTATTGGACAGCGGCCGACCCGGTGGAGACCAGGGAGGCGCAGATCGAGGACTGGATCATCGACCTTCGGGAGTTCGGCCCCGATATCGTGAATGAGGCGTGCGCCCGATGGCGGATCGCCAATGATCGCCGGCCGACGCCGGCAAATGTCCGGTTGCTCGCGATTGACATTCAGCGCGAGGAAAACGATCGGCTGGCTTTGGAGGGGCCGGATACCCAAGCGATCCGAGCGGCGCGGGAAGCCGTGCTCGCGCGGCGCGAGGAACGACACTCGGAATTGCAGCGCGAGGGACGCGACATTGTAAACCGCTGGGCTGTCGAGCGCGGCTATGACGACATCGACGATTATGCGACGGCGCACAAGATGTCTTGGGCCGTCGCGTACAGCATGGTCGTTGACGATATCTTTGCCAAGTCGCGGTTTCGCGCGGCGGTGACGCCGCTGACCGCCGCCGCTATGGGCGTTACGGCGACGGAGGCCCGTCGAGATGGTCTGTCGCCAAAATAGGGGCGACCACGATGTCCACCGGGATCGGCGGGCCATACGGGACAGGCGGCGGCGCCGGCGACCGTGGGGGAAACCGCCGCTCGTTCAGCAACGGCAATCCGCGTGTGCGTTCCTGATACGCGGCAATCCGCTCGGCCATCTCGTCCCAGCACGCCCGTTGCGCGGTGAAAGGGTTTCCGCCCAACTCGCCATTGGGCTGCACGATGTAGGCGGTCGCCCGATAGATGTTGTGCTTTTTTCCGGAGTGCGCGGCATCGCCATCAGCGATCATCACCACAGCGCCGGGCGGCAGCGGCGACGCCTGACCGAGCGGCAGAAACGGACCCTCGAACATGAACCCGCCTCGGGCCTTGGGGTCGGTCCCGATAACCCATTTGGCCCAGCCGGCGGTTCCAGCGGCAAGCGCCGGAATACGGACGGGCACGCGAACCTCGGGACACACGACAAGCCCCATCTTTCGGCGCACCATCGCGGCTATGGCGTCCTCGGCGATCTCCTTGGCGCGCGCAGGCTCGCGCAGGATGTCTTGCAGCGCTTGGACGGCGGCTGCGAGGTCATCGGCCATCGGTCACGATCTCCATGAGCTTGTCGGCCATGCGCTGAAAGGCGGCGTCCCCGGCGGCGGCCCTGGCGGCGGCCCCGGCGGCCCCGGCGGCGGCCCAGGCGGCGGCCCAGGCGGCGGCCCTGGCGGCGTCCCAGGCGGCCCCGGCGGCGGCCCTGGCGGCGGCCCCGGCGGCCCCGGCGGCGGCCCAGGCGGCGGCCCAGGCGG